ACCGTGCGAAGACGCGACTGATGACCGTGGACGGACCCGAGTACGCCCGCCAGTTCGGCTACACGTGGCGCGGCTACCACGTCCAGGTCACCCCCTTCTAGACCCTCGGGCCTCCCACCCCCCTCGGGAGGCCCCTCCCCTGGCCTCCGCCCCCCCCCGGAGGCCACCCGGGTCCCGCCCCACGCCCCCAACCCCGGGGCGGGACCCCATTTCCCCCCACCACGTACGGGCCGCCCACCCAGACATCGCAGCCCGCGGTGGGCGGCCCTTCCCCTTGTTCACCACCCGCCCGAAAGGCACTACCTGTGACCGTGTACGCGCTTCGCCACCCCGACGGCCGCTACCTCTACCACCTGCCCACACCCGACGAGTTCGGGACACCCGGCTTCTCCTCCAGGGCGAAGGTCACGGGCGTGTACGCCGACGGCCAGCCCATGGAAGCCCTCCACAGCAGCTGGTGGGCCACCGACCGTGAATCCACCACGTTCACCGCGACCGCGCAGCCTTCCCCACGGACCGTCGGATACCGGCTCAACGACCCGGACACCGAGTCCGTGCGCTACCCGGCCACCCTCAGCCTCACCCAATGGCAGGAGCGCAGCGACCGGGAAAGCGAAACGTTGTGGGAGCTGTACACCAGCGTCCAGGAAGACGTACCGGCCCTTGAGCACGTGTACGAGGGCCCGGTCACGATGCTGGAGGGCCGTGAGCCGCCCGGCCCGGATGAGCTGAAGTGGGTGGCCAACCTGCCGCAGATGCTGGCCGGACGCCCCGAGTACCGGCATCTGTTCCCGGGCCGTATCCCGGGCCTGCGCGAACACCTGCACAAGCTGATCTCGGCGATGCCGCGGGTGAAGTACTGCTTCGACAAGTACGAGAACTACACCGGGCTCCACGTCGTGATCCGGGTCCCTTTCGAGCAGCCGCAGACCAGTTGGCAGCGCGACATCAGCCGTCAGACAGGCAAGACGCTCAAGTCGGGGCGGAACGTGCCCGTGACGGTCGAACGCCGCCTCAACCTTCCCGTCCCTGCGGACGTGGCCGGCGACAACTACGAGACCGCGGTGCAGGCGTGGGAGCAGCAGACCGAGTTCTGGCTGTCCATTGTCCGCAACGCCTCCGTGGCCGCCTGCAACGCCTGCGGCGGGACCGGCCACGTCAACCACGGCTCCGAGCAGTACAGCCGCTGACCCTTCGAGAGGACGCCTGCCGTGAACGCAATCCCGAGCGACAGCCTCGGTTCCGAGTATGTGCAGCCCGCTGACCGTGCGACTGCGTGGGCTGCGATGGCGGCAGGCCTCGCCAACGACGGCCGCACCCCCGCCCAGATCGCTGGCGCGCTGTGCATCGACGAATCCACTGTCACCCGCCTCCTGGCCGTCGCCGGACGCGTCGCCGAATCCCGCTAAGGAGTGTCATGGCTACCCCACCCGCAGAAAAGCCGGCCCTGAAGCTGATGTCATTCGGGGCGGGCGTCCAGTCCGTCACGCAGGCCCTTCTGATCCAGGAGGGGAAGTTGGAGAAGCCTGATGCGGCGATCTTCTCCGACACCGGGTGGGAGCCGGCCGCCGTCTACGCGATGTTGGACCGTGTAGAAGAGGAGATCTTCAAGCCGCTCGGCATCCCCCTGTACCGCGTCAACAACGGGGTGATCCAGGACGACGTCCTCAACCCGGACAAGATGCGCGGCATCCCCGGCTTCACCGCCTCCAAGCCGTACGAGGTGGAGATCGTCGACAAATGGGGGCTCTGCCCGGACGAGGCGTGCGGATGGCGGAAGCTCCGGCAGGTCAAGAAGGCCTCTGACGGAGACGACGAACTGCTCTCCCTCTTCGATGTAGCCACGCTGGCCTTCGATGCGGGCGACATGGGAGGCCTGTTCGACTCCGTCATCATGGTTCCGGGACGAGCAACGCTCGAGGCCCTCGACGACCTCACCCGCATTGGGGAGGAGAGGGAAGACGGCTACGGTCCTGACGACATCCTCGCCTCAGCTCAGGTCGCCGCGGCGCTGCGCCGCGCAGGCCTGGGCCGGCTGCCGGAGCCGCATGACGGCTGCCGTTCCATGGGGCTGGTGGCGGTCGCCTCGCATACGGAGATCCGTCGCGACTACGGGATGCTCAACCGCAAGTGCACCCAGACCTACAAGCTCCAGCCGATCCTGGAGCAGGTGCGTCTCCTCCTTGGCGGTGCTGTCGGCGAGGAGAAGCTGTGCCGGTACTGCCAGGGCGAGGGTGAGCGTGTCGCACCGTGGCGGGCCAAGCGCGGCGAGACCGTGGTCGGCGAATGCTCGGTCTGTGAGGGCACCGGCACGATAAGTCGGGTCGGGCAGCCCCCGGCCGGCGTGTGGGCGGAGCAGTGGATCGGGTTCTCCACCGACGAGATCGGGCGTGTCTCCAACCGCGGCGACACCCGCTACTCCAAGTCCCGGTATCCGCTGCTCGAGCTGGAAATGTCCCGGCAGCAGTGCATCGACTACCTGACGGCCAAGGGCTGGGGAGACGTCGCCAAATCTGCATGCCTGGGCTGCCCGTTCAAGAACAACGCCGAATGGCGGCGCCTGCGCGACACCGACCCGAAGGCGTGGGCGGAAGTCGTGGCGTTCGACAAGGAGTACCGCAACGGCGCCGGCATGAACCACCAGCGATTCCTGCACGCCTCGTGCCTGCCTCTGGACGAAGCGCCGATCGATGCCCGGCAAGCCCGGGAGTGGAAGGCCAGCACCGTCCACGACCAGGTGTACGCGGCCCGTCTCCAGCTCGCCGATGAAGGCGACCCGGACGGCTGCTCCCCGTACGCGTGCCGGTCCGGGCAACCCGCCACCGACGAAGCCGCCTGAGGAGGCAATTCGTGGACCGCATCTACATCAACCGCCGAGTCGGCGAGCACCGCATCCACATCGAGATCGAAGCGTCTGAAATCCCGGAACTCCTGGAGGACCTGGAGCGGGGAGAGGACGGCTTCGGCTGGGACGTGAGCCGGCGCCTGCTGGAGATCCTGCGCGCTTCCCGATCGGTTTTCGACGCGGACCGAGATCGGTGACCGCGTTCCTGTTGTGGCCGCTGGCTGTCTGGCAGCTCGGCGGCCGCGCCCTCCACCACCTCACCGCCCTCACGAAAGGACACCACCCCGCATGACGACCACCCAGACCGCATACCCGAAGGCCCACGCTGGCAGGCGAGTGTCGTACACACGCTACGGCGACCTCCCCTTCGGGCCCCAAGCCCAAGGAATCATCACCGGCATCGACCCTGGCGAGTCCATCGCCTGGCTTCTGATCCGCCTTGACGGGGCCCGCCGCAGTCTGCACGTCCGCCCCAACTACGAGGGCCTGACGTACCTGGACGAGGTCGTCCCCGTGCCTGACCTGCCGCTGGGCCCGTTCACCCCCGTTGCGAACGACATGAACGGCTTCTACGAGCATGCCGGCGTCCTGGTCCTCGCGATCGGTGAGGACGGGGAGGACTTGGTCGTCATCACCGACGACAAGGAGACCGCCTACGCGGCGGCCATCGGGTACGGACCGACGCTCGGCTTCGACCCGGACTACTTCGACCGCGAGGACATGACTGCCCAGTGGGTGGTCTTCGAGTGGCAGCCCGAGGACGCCGAGTCCACCTGGTTCATGAATCCCGCGGCCGAGGGCGACGACCAGGCCGTGCACGTCTTCTACCTGCCGACCGCATGAGGAGGTACCACCGCATGACCGCCACACCCGAAACCGTCACCGAGACGCCGCAGACCACCGAGCAACTCCTTCACGACCTCGGTGAACTTCACACCCGTACCTGCGTCTCCCCGCTCCCCAAGCACCCGGCCGCCATGGGCTGGCAGGCCGTCGCCGGCTCGATGGCCGCCGGGTTCGCCCGCGCCCTGCACGCCCTGGGCGAGGTCGCCCCGGATCGGGCGCAGGAGGTCACCGACTGGTTCCAGGGGCCGTTCGAGGAGGGCCCGGACCCGGAGGAGCACACGGACTGGCTCGAGCGGAACGTCGCCAAGGATCTGTCCGAACTCCAGCAGTGGGTTGACGACGGCCAGCAGATGGCCGAGGAGTCCAAGACCAACACGGAGGCCTGGGAGAGGGAGCGCCAGGACAAGGAAGTTGCCAAGCTGCGGGAGCAGGTGAAGAGCGTGCGGGACTGGGCGACCAGCCACGAGTACAAGTGGCTGCACGAGCTGCTCGACGGCTACGGCACCCACGGCGGCCACCTGTGACCGCCCCCGTGCAGCAGGTGGGTCCGTCGCCTTCGGGTGGCGGGCCCGTCCCGTCAGCGCTCCACCTCTTCCCCCAGCACCTGCAGCTCCTGCGGCTCGCAGCGAACGGGCACAGCACGCCGGAGATTGCTGAGGCGTTGTTCCTCAGCCCGCACACGGTGAACGACTACTGGCGGGAGATCTACCGGCGTCTGGGGGCGAGGGACCGGGCGAACGCGGTGGCCATCGCGCTGGTTCGCGGTCTGATCCGCCCGGACGAGGTGGAGCTGCGGGCTCCTCGAGGCCAGTACGTGGACGAGCGGGGTGGTCTGACGCCTCGCCGGTCTGCTGATCGGGCCGAACGGCCCGCGAGAAACTGGACATCTTAGACATCGTCGTCGGCGGGCAACGCCGATCACCGCCCGGATGGGCCACCCCACTGAAGGAGCAGCACATGCTGTGGATCTTCCTTGCTGTCGTAGCTGTCGCCGCCGTGGTGCGGTTCGGCATCCTCTGCCGGCGCGCCGCAGCTCGCCTGCCGTCTCTCCTGGAGACGGACGCCCGAGTCGAGGAACTGGAGGAGAGCCGGTGAGCGTCGACGTGCATCTCGGAGACGAGCAGGGCCTGGACCGGTCCCGCCGCTACCTGCGCCCGGTGCGCGCCACGGTCATCTCCGACGACCCGGACGGCGTGCACCTCGCCCTGTACACGTGGCTGCCCACGTTCGAGGCGTGGGCGACCGGGCCGGGGATCTGCGGAGAGTCGATGCAGCAGGGTCCGCTGCCGGAGGGCACGGAGGTGACGTGCGCGGCCTGCCTGAAGTGGCAGCCGAAGTACGAGCTGATCCTTGCGCACGATTCTGAGGCCAGCGACGAGGCCGGGGACACACCGGAGAACGGGGCCTGGCACACGGTCTGGCTCGAGGGCAACTGGTGGTGGACGACGAAGAAGATGACGACGCCGCAGCGGGAGTACGCCGCGGACCGTGTGGCCGCCTACTCCCGGTACCTGGCCACGTGTGACGGGGACCTCGAGCGTGAGGAGCCGGAAGGGCTGCGCTGGTGGCGGGAGGCGTCCCGGTGAGCGCGGGCAGGTCGGCGGCGCGGGAGGCTGCGGCGATCCGTGCGCGGGCCCGGCGGGGTGTGTGGCGGCGTGTCAGCGCGTGGGCGGGGATGAACCCGGACGCGGTGCGCGCGGACGCTGTGGCGGCCCGCTGGGAGCGTGGCGCGGCCGCGGAACGGGACACGGCCCGGCTGCTGCGCGGGCTGCGCTGGCGGGGGTGGCGGATCCTGCACGACCGGCGATTACCTGGGCACGGGCGCGCGAACGCGGACCATGTGGGGGTGTCCCCGGACGGAGAGAACGTCGTCCTGTTCGACACGAAGGCGTGGCGGCGGTCGTGGCCGACCCAGGTGGTGTCGGGGCGGTTGTACTGCGAGTCGGAGGACCGGCATGGGGAGGCGGAGAAGGTCGCCCGGTACGCGGGGACAGTGGCCCGCCTGCTGGGGCTGCCGGAGGGCGCGGTATGGCCGGTCCTCGTCATCCACGGCTCGACGGTGGCGGGTGGCCGGCTTCAGGTGGGGGTGGCGGGCCGGTCGGGCCCGGTGCACGTCCTGGCGGCCGAGACGCTGGTCCCGGTGCTGAAGGCGGCGCCGACGGGCCGGAACCGGGCGGCGAAGCGGGAGCTGGCCCGGCGGGTGGATCAGGTACTTCCGCCGTACCGGCATTGAGGCGTACGGTGATCGTCCACATGGGGGGCGCCCGGAAGTGGGGCCCGTCGTTCTTCGGAGCGGCGGGCCCCCTTTTTTTGTGCCACCGCATGCCTGTGGCCCGGTCTCCCCAGAGAGCCGGGCCACAAGAGTGTCCGGGCCGGATCGCTGACCCGGCCCGGAGCGTGCTGGCTGGTGCCGCCACGGGGGACGTCCACGGCCTCAGCGCTCCACGGAGTCTGGCACGCCCCACCGACAATTGGGGCGGGTTCAGGCGACTGCGGTGGGCAGCTCGACAGCCTCGAGGACTTCCTGTGCCGCTCCCGGGACTTGGCAGCGGTCGGGGAGCCATACGGCGCCGGGCATGCCGCAGTCGGGGCTGAGCGGGTGCCGGTCCAGGTACAACCACCGCTGCTGCACGACGGTCATGTGGGGATCGCAGGTGATGGACTGGCGGGCCTCGTCCCAGGCGATGTGCCAGGTGCCGGGGGCGCCGCAGCCTGGTTCGGGGTTGGCCTGGTACATGCAGGTGTGGGGGCTTCCGTCGACGGGGCCGCGGTCGGGGACCCAGGGATCGTCACTCACGCCGGGATCCATCCGTTCACGGCTGTCCTCCGAGCTCGGCGAGTCGGGCTTCGCCTTCGGGGGTGAGGAAGGCGTAGGTGATGTTCACGCCGCAGTCCAGGTAGCCGCGGTCTTCCTCTCGGTCGAATGCTGCGCCGACGACTTTCTCCGGGTGGATGGTGCAGAGGATGTCCCAGGCTCTGGGGATCTTCAGACTGTCCAGGAGGGGGACTGATCGGCGAAGGGCAGTGCGGTCGGCAATGCATTGGAGGAGAGCCCGGGTGGGGATGTCGGATCGCCTGGGGCGGGGAGGGAGGACGGTGCACGGGGTGATCCGGTGTTCCATGGCCGCTTCACCGGCGCTGGCGTCGAAGTAGAGGTGGCCGGCAGCGTTCCGGAGCAGGACGTGGTGGTCGATGACGGGTCCGTCCGGAGCATGTACGACCTTCAGGTCGGTGACGACCGGGGTATCCGCCGGGTCGATCCCGTTGGCCGTCAGCCAGGCGTTCAGCTTGGTATGGCGGGGCGTGCCGAGGATGTAGCGCCACGTACTGCCGGACAGGAGCAGCGTTTCCGGGGGCGGATCAGCGGATGGCGGTTCGGGAAGGGCCATGGGTCCACGCTGCCGCAGAATCGGCGGGATGTTCCCCCGGGTGTGGGCGAGGCCCGGCAGGCACTGGGGGTGCGCTGCCGGGCCGGCTCGGTGGGCGGGCCGGTCAGCCCCAGGTGGTGTCGAGGGGGGTGACGGGCGGCAGGTCGACGGGAAGGTCGACGGCCGGGACGTCCCGGGTGTCGGGTGCGCCCCAGGTGGTGTCCATTTGGGGGCTGATGTCGATGTTGAGGCTGATTCCGGTGATGATGGTTGCGGTGATGGCGAGGCTGGCGGCGATGCCGCGGAGGTTGTTCACGCGGGTCCCTTCGTCCAGTGTTCGGGGGACGTTAGCGGGGCGTCGTCCCGGTGTTCCCGTGCTCTGGTCCGCTGCGATCCCGTTGCCTGCGACGCGTGTTCCTGGCAGTAGACGCGTTTTGTGCGGGGAGGACGTGGAGTACGGGCGCCGGGGGACGCCCCGCTACTAAACTGCCGTACAGGATTTTCCCCCTCAACTGTTGTGCGTTGCGTCTCTACGCATTGCGCGTATACGCAGGGTCTGGTTTTGTCCTGGCCGGGTCCCTGAACCTTTGGCCACACATTCCGAAATGGGTGATGGAGAGTTGTTGTCCGCGGACGCGGTGCGAGCGTTTGGCCTGATAGCGGGCGGCGAGCCGATACCGGAAGAGTGTGTGGAGTCCCTGGCCGAGTTGGCCGAGTGGGGATTCGTGAAGATCGACCCGACGGGTGGAACACCGGTCGCGTTGAACCCGGAAGACATCGCGCAGAGAAGTCTCGAGGCTTTGCTGGCCGAGGCCGCGGAACGCGTCGCGAGAATGCGCGGTCTGCGCGCCATGTCGGAGCAACTGTCGTCCGAGTACGACCGTGCGCAGCTCCGCGCGGGCGGCAGCAGCGAGTACATCGACGACGCCGCCGTGGTGAACACCCGCCTCGATGACCTGCTCAACTCCGCGCGTACCGAGATCCTCGCCGCGCAGCCGGGCGGGCCCCGTACCCGGCCGCAGTTGGAACGGTCCGTGGACCGCGACCGGGCAGCCCTCGAGCGGGGAGTGTGTCTGCGGACCCTGTACCGGGACTCCGTCCGCCAGTCGACGGCGATGGCCGGCCACATCAAGACGATGTCCGGGCACGGCGCCGAGTACCGGACGCTGGTCGCCCCCTACGAGCGGGCCATCGTCATCGACCGCCGGCACGCCTTCGTCTCCGACTATGCGGTGGCCGGGTCGCCGCCGCACGCGGCCTGGCATGTGACGGACCCGGCGGCGATCGGGTTCATCGTGGGCGCGTTCATGAACGCCTGGCAGCTCGCCCAGCCGTGGTCGGGAGAACCGCGGACCGTGTCCGACGTCCAGGAGATGCCGTCCGGGTCCGGGGACTGGTGTGTGGACACTGTGGCGGGCTCGGGTCCCCGGGTACGGACGACGCCGTTGGAGCGGGCGATCCTGCGGGACATGGTCGACGGCATCCAGCAGCGTACGACCGCGGCCCGGTTGGGGATCAGCCAGCGGACACTGACGAAGCACATCGAAACTCTGAAGGGGAAGTTCGGGGCGGTGTCCCCGGCGCAGTTGGGCTGCAAGTTCGCCCTGTCGCCGGACTACCGGTTCGACGACAGCGCCCCCGTCGACGGGCAGGACAAGAGCGCAGTGTCGGCGGCCTGACGGCTATCCGGCGGGCTGGTCGTCCCCGTCGGCGGGCAGGACACCGGCGGCCTGGCGAATGTGGCGCAGGCAGGCCAGGTACGCGCTGTCGAAGTCCGGATCGGTCGGGTTGCCCTTCACCGCGCGCTCGATGCGGTCGCACTCCTTGAGGACCCGCACGAGGGCTGTCGCGGCCGGCGGCTCCGGCTCGGTCGTGTCGAGGATGCTGGCGAGGGAGATGGCCAGGCCGACTTCACCGCCCGGGCGGTCCCGCCACAGGACGACCGCCTCCGTCACAGCCTCCAGCCGCTTCTGCGCCCTCTCCCCGGCGGCCAGCTCGGCGTTGATACGGGCGGTGAGCGGCTTGCCGTACTCCTGCTCCATCCCGGTGGGCGCGAGGCGCTGTACGGCCTCCCAGAAGGCGCGTGCTGCCTCGTCGGGCTGGTAGTCCTTCCCGAACTCCAGGGTGCCGTCCGGGCGGATGGTGACGAGGGGCCGGCCGTTCGATGCCGGGATGCTGATGCCGGACGCCTGCACGGTGGTTGCCGAGATCGTGACGTTCTGCATGTCCTGCGCGCTGATCACACCGTCGGGGTAGGTCATCGCTGGGCCTCCGGCTTGTTGGCGTCCTCGATCTGCTTGGCGGCCTTGATGGCGTTGGCGATCCACCAGCGGTAGTGGCCTGCCTGGATGGCCTGGTCGGTGGGGATCTTGTGCTGCTTCGCGAGGTCCCACAGGCCTTGGTCGCCGGCGCAGTCGATGTCGTTGTGGACGTGCTCGGGTGCTTCGATCTCGCAGTTCACTCCGACGAGGACGGCGTAGAGCAGGGCGTCGACCTTGTCGTCGGTCCAGTCGCGGGAGTCGAGGGTGATGCGGGTGCGGAGGGCCTCGAGGGACGTCTTCACTCCCAGGAGGGCGGGGACGGCGATCGTGTAGATGAGGAAGCAGGACCGGGCGAAGTCTCGAAGATCCTCGTAGTCGGCTTCGGCGTCCCACAGCCGGTCGTACAGCTCGGCCAGGGTGGCGTCGGTGTGCTCGGCCAGGGGGATCCGGTGCTCGGGGTCGGTGACCGGCGGGGCTGGCGGCAGCTTCCCGTCCACGGTGAGGAGATGCTGCTCCCACAAGGCGCGGAGCACGCCGTGCCAGGTCTGCGGCGCCGGTGTCCAGCCGCACGCGCAGTCGACGCTCCAGCGGTCGCTGGGCAGCTTCAGGCGGCGGGGGAAGTGGTCGGTGACGAGCTGCCTGTGGTCGGGGCAGATGTGGCCGCCTGCCGGGAAGATGCTGCCGGAGCCGAGGGTGGCCCATCCCTTCCCGGACCATTCGGGCCGCGACGGGGTCTCCCCGGTCATGGTGGTGACGGCGTCGTACTGGCGAAGGCAGCCGGGAACGAGGCAGGTACGCAGCGCGGGCTGGTTGAGGATCGCTTCGCTTATGGCGTCGTCGACGGCCTGCTCGGGGGTGGTTCCCCGGTTCGCCGCGTCGGCTGCGCCGATCAGGTCCAGGAGGAGTCCCCGGGCTTCGGTCTTGCCAGTCACGGGCTGGTCCTTTCGGTGTCGGTCGCTTCGGTCGCCGGGCTGGTCCTGCGTTTGACCTCTTCTTCGATCAGTCGGGCCCCGCGCAGGGCGCCGGTGAAGTCTCTGGAGTCGCGCGGGGTGCGGCGGAGCTGGCCAGCCATGTCGAGGAGGATCGCGGCCTGGTCTGCCAGCGGCACGCGCTCGGAGACGGTCCGGTGGGTGGCTACGACGCATTCGCCGGAGCAGTACGGGCGGTCGTCGCCGGTGCGGGTGACGTGGTCGTCTTCGCTGTAGTCGGTGATGTCCTCGCCGCAGTTCGGGCCTGGGCAGATCAGCCGGTCGGCCTGCTCTTGGTGCTCGCGGTAGGCGATGAACGCGGACGCGAGCGCCGACTGGTGGATGTCGGTGAAGAACACCGGGGCGTGCTCGCCGAAGGCGTTGCGGGCGTCCTGAAGGGTGAGCTGGTAGGCGTTCCAAGCGGCCTCGAATCCGGCGCGGTCGCGTTCCTCCTGGACGCGCTCCCGGTACTCGCTGGTGAGCATGGCACGGCAGTCCGAGCAGGGGACGCCGTTGGGGTGGCCGGGTGAACGGCAGGGGCGGGCGCCGTCGGCGTTCGGGTCGTGGGAGGTGACGGGGTGGCCGCACATGAAGCAGTGTGTGGGCGGGGTCTCCTGCTGGTCCGTCATCGGCTGGCCTCCTCTGCTCGGGAGGCCTTCTCGGCGTCGCGCGTGCACCACGGGCAGTCGGCAACCGGCCCGGCGTGATGCTCGTCGTGGATGGCCTTGACGTGGATGCACCGGTCGCGGCCGGCCTGGGGGACGCTGGTTGGTTCGACGACGACGTAAGAGTCGTCGTCGCACTGGCGGTCGCCGTGCCACATGGAGCCGTCGCATTCGCGTTTCCAGGTGACGGTGACGGGAATTGGCGCCATGGAGACGAGGTCGTGCCAGTCACCCCACGACGATGGGGGCTGCCTTCCGCAGGCGGCGTGCACGAGGACGGCCTGGCCCTCTTCGATCTCGAGAAGGAACTGCTTGTCGTCGGGAGGGCACTGGCAGCCGTCTTCTTCGTAGTCGGGGTGGTCCGCGACGGGTTCGTCGATGAGGCGGAAGCCGGGGGCGGTCATCAAAGGCTCCAGAGGGTCGCTTCGAAGAAGAAGAGGGGCATCTGCTCCTGGCCGGGGAGGGCGTCGGAGGCGTGGGGGACGGGTGCGGGGCGGGCGGAGCGGCGTCGGGTGGGGCCGGTCTCGCGTCGTGCGCAGACGGGGCCGATGTCGCCGCTGTTGCGGGGCAGGGGCCGGCGGCAGCGGCGACACCGCTTCACATCGCTCACAGGGCCTGGTCTTCTGCGGCTGCGCGGCGCTTGGCTGCCCAGTCGGGGTCGAATCGGGGTGCGGGGCTGCGGGGCGGTGGCGGGTCGTTTCGGTGCTGCCAGGCCTGCCAGCCCTGCACGGGGTGGGCGATGAGCCAGCCGATGTTCTCGGCGGACAGGACGAGCCCTCTGGCCCACCAGCGGGCGCTGTGGCGGCGGATGGTCCGGTCGTACTGTTTCCGGTTCGCCCAGTTGGAGGCGCGGTGACCGGGCCGGTATCGGCCGATGCTGTAGCCGGCGAGGGCCCCGGCCGCGATGAGAAGCCAGAGCACGGTCAGCCCTCCCCGCATACGTGCTCGTCGGGAGTGAAGGGCTGTCCGTTCTCGTCGTGCAGGGTCAGTCCGTTGTCCTCGTCGTACCAGCCGTCGCCGGTGGCGCCGCAGTTCCCGCATTCCCACCGGCCTGCCAGGCTGATCCCGGTGAAGCCGCTGGTGGTCGAGGTGTTGGCCAGCACCTCGGCGATGCGGTCGCGGAGCGCGGTCTGGTCGGCTTCGCAGGCGAGGCAGGGGCAGGTGCTGACGTCACAGCCGTGCGGGCAGCGGGCGGTGGGCGCAGGCGACACGGCGGCGAGTGCGGCGACGGCGATGTTCCGCGGGTCGTCGAGGACCAGGCCGCTGTCGTGACGCCCGCACCGCTCCCACACCGTGGCGGCCACGGCCTCCAACTGCGGGTGGCCATCGATCCAGTCGGTGGGCGCGGACGCCGGGACCGTGGCGGCGGCGGGGCGCAGCAGCGTGGCCAGCGCGCACAGCCAGTCCGGCCACGCGACGATGTCCGTGGCAGTCCGCACCGAGTAGTGCTGGTCGAGGCGTTCGGTCGTCAGCTCACGGTTCTCGCGCACCCAGCGTCCGTCGATGCGGGCGTCCATGTGGTGGCCCCGGTACGAGATCCGGACGCTGTCGGGGCGGACCCATCCGGGGCCGAACCTGTTCTCGATGTCGGGCTGGCCGGACACGGTCACGTGGATGGTCTGGCCCGTCACGACGAACGGCCGGTCCGGGGGTGTGGTCTCGGTCATGGGCTGTTGCTCCTCGGGTGGTGCGTAGGGTTCGGGGTGCGGGCCACCCGCCTGTTACCGGCAGGCAGGTGGCCCGTGTCGCGGAAGATCACGGGGTGGGCTTGGCCCGGCATGCGGGGCACACGTCGCGGAGTCCGGGCCCGCGGCGGGTGGTCCAGCCGTCCGCGTGGCCGTCGGCCCGCACCTGCGGGGCGGTCCGAGATGTGAAGCTGGCGCGGACCGCGGCACTGTCGGGGCAGTCGGTCTGCTCGTCGGGTCCGTCGCAGGAGACCTCAACGCCGATCGGGTAGGCGGTCATCGCTGCGCCCCCTCGGCGGCCTTGAACCCGCCCCGGGCGACAGCGCGGCGGACAGCGGCAGCGTGGTGCTCCCAGTACGTCCGGTCGTCGTCGGCCAGGGCGTTCCACTCGGGGCCCCGCGGGTCGAAGCGCTGCGCCAGCCAGGCGGGCAGCGTGTCCTCGGCGGCCGGCTGCTCCTCGGCGCCGGGGACGGTGATGCCGAGCCTGTCGAGGACGGCGTGCAGGACCGTGCCGGGGTCCGCGCCTTCCTCGCTGGCGGCGCCTTCGACGGCGTGCCAGGCGGCGCTGTGCTCGCTCTTGGTGAGCGTGCGGGCCCGGAGTCGTCGGATCTCGGCGGCCATCGCGGGCACGTCGGTCCCGGTGAGCTGGTCGAGCTGCGCTTGGTGGATTTTGTCCAGCGTGGTCGCGTACTCGTGGAGGTGCGCGGCGAGGGCGTCGATGTCGTCGATCTGGTCCTCGGCGAGGGGGCTGGTGTCGGTCATGGGGCTGCTCCTGGGGCGGGGAGGCGTGTCCGGGTTCAGGGTGTCGCGGATCGGAACGCACGTTGCCCCCGCTCGGTGGCGGGGGCAGGGCGCGGGGTCAGGCGACCGTTCGGGGCCAGCGGAAGCCGCGGGCGTCTTCGTGGAAGTCGGGGTTGTTGGCGTCGCGGTGGTCGGCGAAGCACAGGCAGCGGGGCGGGCTGAGGTAGTCGCGGACCGTGCGGGGGTAGATCGCGTCGCACATCGCTTCGCTGGGGTCGTCGTCCTCGGTGAGCCGTCGGAATTCGTCGACGGTGGCCTGACGGCCGGCGCGCTGGACGTCGGTGGGTTCGGTGAAGCGGTGCCAGTCCAGGTGGACGTCGTCGTCGTGGCCGTCGGCGCGCTGGTGGCAGAGCTGGCAGGCGTCGGGGTGGAGGGGTGCGAAGCGGGCCTTGCCGCCGCCGATGTCGGGGATGACGCAGCGGGTGCAGAGGCAGACGCCTCCGGGCTGGGTGGCGCATCCGTTGGGGTTGACGTCGAACGTGCCGGGTTCCCACCAGTGCGGGGCGGTGTAGTGGAGGCGTTCGGCGCTGTTTCCGGGTCCGCCGGCGGCGTCCATCTGGTCGATGATCTGCTTGAACCAGTCCAGGGCCTGCTGGTCGTTGCCCTGCCAGGCGCTGTTGATGGTGTAGCCGTTGATGACCATCTTGCGGTGGTAGGGCTTGCCTCGGGCGGCGAGGACTTTGCAGACGCGGCCTCGGTACGTAATGCGGCTGGCCATGTTGTTCCTTGCTGTTGCAGGGTGCGTATTGGTGAGGGTGGCCCGGTTTGGGGCGGGTGTTGCCTCGGCTTGGGGGGTGTGGGGTCCACTCTACCCATGTACCATTGCGTACGCAATAGAAAATGCGGGGTGGGGTACCCCGACACCCGACCCACCCGGCACCGAACCCCCGCCCACCGGCCCCCTGTTCAGCCGGCCCCAACCCGGGCACGCTGGTCTCACGACGTCGCGTACGGGCGACGAAAAGGGGATGGTCATCGTGAACTGCCCACGCTGCGGGGGAACAGCCCAGCAAGGCTCAGACGGATCCTGGTCCTGCATCCTGTGCGGCCCAATATCCGGCAACGCGCCGGCCCCGGCCCCGCAGGTAAAGTCAGCGCCGTGACCACGGACCAGCCCACCCGCCAGGCGACAGAGACGGCGGCCGCCGCGGCCGCGTTCCTCGCGTCGCAGGAAATCACCGCCATGGGCTGCCCCCAGTGCGGGTCGGAGGTGTCCGGACTGAAGGGCCGTTACGCCTGCGGCGTTTGCGGGTGGGCGAACCCCTGGTACGAGGGACACGGCGAACTGCCGACTGCGGAGGACGACCAGGACTGGCCCGGGCACGCGAAGGCGAAGAAGACGGCATGAAGACGCCCCCAGCCCGGCGTACGGGTCTGGGGGCAGTCGACCAGCGTTTCCCCTACCGGACAGGTGACCGGGTCATGGGGGCGCTTTGGAGCAATCTGCGCCCAGTCTGACACCCGCCACCGACAACGTTCCCCGGCCGTCCGAGTCCAGTGAGGGATGGTCAGATCAGGTACGCGGCCACGAAGACGAGCCCGACCACCAGGACAATGAACCACCACGGCGGGGGACTGGCAGGGCGCCGCGTGTACCGGCCCCGGACATCCCGCGGCTGCTGCCGTCTCGGCCTCATCGTCGCGTCAGCCCTTCGGATACAGGCAGACGGCTGTCACCGCGCCTTCCCCGACCGGAACCGCAGGGAACTCTGCCGGGTCCTCCATGCCCTGGCGGAGTTCCTCCGTCAGATACACCTGGCCGGCGATCTCGTCGCCCACGTACCAGCCCTCATGCAGCAGGCCTGCAGGCGAGAAGTTCAGGCCCTCCGGATTCGCGGCCAGTACAACGACCGCAGCGTCCGGGAGGTGCTTCAGCTTCTCCAACTCCGCGCGCAGCTCGCCGAGCGTCACGCTTCCTCCCTCGTGGCGTCGTCAGGGCTGAAGTGCCATCCCATCGTGGACAGCCGCTGGTTGGCCTCGTAGAGCTGGGCTCCAACTGCCTGCAGGGCCCGCTGTGCTGCGGTCAGGGCGTGGACCGTTTCCGCAACCCTCTCCGACGAGTCCGTTCCCGAGTCGATACGGATCCCGGGGGACTCCGCCATCGCCTGCAGCGTCCGTGTGGTCTGGGTGAGGAACTGCGGCAGCATGTGGACCATGGCCTCGATGTTCGCGACCGTCGAATTGATGTCGGCCGGCTCCTTGTAGGCGTCCCGGTGCATCGTTACGTGGTTCAGGGACCGGACGGCTTCTGCCGCGTCGTCGGCGAGTTCGGACGGTGTGCGGGTCAGGTTCACGTGGCGGAGCCTTTCGGGAAGGGGCTGTCGGCCGCCGCCAGTCTGGCAGCGGCTACTGACAGTGCGGACGGAAATGGGCCAGGCCCCGGACGGCCTGGCCCGGGGCCGCGCGGTCAGGTGAGCGGCTTCTCACTGCCGACGTGCCGGGCGCGGGGAACGCCCGCGTACTGGGAGGAGCGGCCGGCCGGGGCCTGCCGCATGGTCTTCTCCGCCGCCGCACGGGCGTCACCGGCTGCCGTGGTCTGCTCTACGTCCGTCCAGTAGAAGTCGAGCATCGTCCGCAGGCTCGTCGGCTCGTGGTTGGGGCCGCACGGCACGGTGAGCCGGTCCAGGAGCTGCCACAGCTCGTAGTCCTGCTGCTCCGCGACCGATCCGCTTTTCGCGTGCTGGGCCTGGTGCCGCTGCACTGCTACGGCGAGCTGACGGAGCGTCTCGCGGGCCGCGTTGCTGACCATATGGCTACCGGCACGGTTGTGATCCTTCTGGATCTTCCCGACGTCCGAGATGGCCTGCTGAAGCCTCTGGTGGAACCCGGCGATCTTGCGCCGTGCGTTCTCGTACGCGGGCTGGCTCTCGAACCAGGCGGTCTTCCCGGCCGCGCCGCGGGCCCGGCATTCCTGCTCGAACGCTTCCCGCTCGGACTTCTTCCGCCCGAGCGCGTTCCCGGTCCGCTGGTGCATCTGCACGAAGACGGCGCGGGTGCGTTCGATGTTCTCGGGGCTGGTCAGCGCATTCCAGACGTCCGGGTCGCGGAACCGCGGGTGTACCTGGCGGGTGAGGACATCGGAGTACTGGTCGTCGGTGAGGGTGGAGAAGTCTGCTGCGTCTGCTGCGTCCACTACAGGCCTCCAAGCCGGTGTTGGGCGTTCTGGGTCCTATCGTGCCGGGCGGCACTGACAGCGTTCCCCCTGGAAAGAGGGAGGGCCCACCCGAGGGGGACGGGTGGGCCCTGGTTGGTGGGGGGTTGGGGGGTGGGGTGCGGTCTCCTATCGTGGGGGGCGAGGGCATTGTTGGGCTGTCGTGTATGACCCTACCCCGGAATCTATTACGTACGCAATACAACATGCGGTGTGGTCCGCACCACGCCCGGAAGGAAGCCCGTGAACTTCCTGTTCGTCTGCTGGTGGTGCGAAGCCGACTGCTCCGTCTACGGCAAGCCCGCCGGCTTCTGGCGGGAGCTCTACCGCGTCCCGGACGAGTGGGACTGCTGGTGGTGCGGCCGCATTAACGAGACCCCGCCACCACCCTGGACCCCCGACGATTGACGGCGCCCCAGACCCGAAGGCCCGAGGCGCCGTCGGGCTAGATCAGGTCTCCGCCATGTCGACGAACCGTCCGTAGTGCCCCTGGAAGGCCGTCGTGATCGTGGCGGTGGGACCGTTGCGGTGCTTGGCCACGATGAAGTCGGCTTCGCCGGCGCGCGGGCTCTCGCGGTCGTAGGCGTCCTCGCGGTGGAGAAGGATGAGCACGTCTGCGGCAAAGGTGATGGCCCCCGACTCGCGCAGGTCGTCCAGCATCGGCTTCTTGTCCCAGCGCTGCTCGGGGCTGCGGTTGAGATGGCTGGTCGCGACGATCGGTACGTCCAGCTCGCGGGCCAGGGTCTTCAGGTCGCGGACGACGTCGCCGACCTCGCGCTCCCGGAGGTCGCTGCGCTTCTCGGGCCGGATGTCCTGGATCCCGTCGACTGCCACCAGGCGCACCCCGTGATCCTGGACCAATTCGGTGACCTCGGAGGCCAGCTGCCGCATCGTCAGGCTGCTGGGCGACTTGATCCACAGTGGGGCGGCGGACACCTTCGGCATGATCCTGCCGAGTCGGGCCCAGTCGTCTTCGGTCATGTTGCCCATGTGGATGTGGTGCCGGGCGATGCGGCCCTCCGCGGACTTGACGCGCGTGATGAAGTGCTCGCGGCTCTCCTCCAGCGTGTAGACGGCCGTGGGGACGTCGTTCTGGATGGCCGCCTGTCGGCACATGTCCGTCAGCAGGGTCGTCCGTCCAAGGCCCGGCCTGGACGCGATGACCATCAGCCGGCCGCCGAGGTGTCCGCCGGTCAGGGAGTCCAGTTCGGTGAACCCGGTGGAGATCCCGCGGAGGTGGTTCGGCTTCTGTCGTGGTTCCCGGGAGCCCGCGGCTTCGATGTCGTCCAGGACCCCTTCGATCAGGTCGCTGATGCGGCCGGAGCCCGCACTCTGGGCTGCGCTCTCGCTCATGATCCCCCTCATCGGTGTCGCTTCTGCCCGGACGTCAGGGCCCGGATGGCACGGTATTCACTGTTGGGCGCCGCCCACTCGCCCCCCGGGCCTCCAGGAGGCGGCAAGACGACGGTACGGGGCGTGCTCGCTTGCTGCTGCGCCGACGGCCTCGAGTCTGCCGGGGGCCGTGGGGCTGTTGCCGCAGCCTCCAGAACGCGGTCGGCACGCTGGTTGACGGCCCGCTGCTCGCATGAAGTGCACGGCTGCCCGGTGTCGACGTTCGTCCGCTCGTCGCAGCGCGGGTCCCCGCACTCGGCATCCCGGTGCAGCATCGTGATGAGGACGCCAACGGGCTTCTCCAAGGGTCCGGCCTGGTCCTTGGATGCGTAGTGCCCGTTCCATTTCGGGAGTAGCCGGTAGGTGACGAGCTGCTCTGCGGTCCGGGCTTCCGGCCGATCGACGGCCAGGGCCTCGAGGACTGCCGCCTTCAGGTTGCCGGGCGGGTTCGCCGGTACGAGGTCGGCGAGCTGCTTGGGCAGCGACTGGAAGAACGCGGTGGCCTGCTGGCGCTGTCTCGGGGTGAGTTGATCGGGCTTCGTCTTGCTGGACGCGGCGGAGCCGCCAGCCCTCGAGCCCCTACTACCTGTAGGAGGCCTACGGCCGTCAGCGGCGCTACGCGCCGTAGGCGCGTCCTTCTCCTTCATGTAGTTAGTGGTTCTTGTAGTTCCTCCCCCCGTTTGGGGTGCCACGTGCCCCCCCGTTTGAGGGGCTACGTCACCCCCCGTTTCGGGGGTCACGTGTACCCCCGTTTCGGGGCACACGGCGTCACCTGCGGTTTCCTGTTCATACGCCTCGCTGAGCTCCGCGTAGAACGCTCCCAGGGACAGGGGGCCGGTGTAGCCCTCGGGAGGCGTGCGCCGTAGCCGGTAGACGTTGCGCTTCTGCGGTCCCTTGACGTCGGGCACTGGGATCACCCGGATAGCACCGATCGCGGCCAGCTCGTCGGCGAACTTCTTGATCTTGTCGCCGCGGGAGTAGCCCAGCATGTGGGCGAGGACGGCAGTCGTCGGCCATACGTAGCGGTCACCGCGGGTCCGGTTCAGGTGCAGGGCGAGCATCCAGTACAGCGCGAGAGCGCCGGCGCTGACGCCAGACAAGGCGACCCAGTGCCCGAGCTGAACGAACGGGACGTCGTCCTCAGCTTCAACCTCGAACGTCTCGTCGGCAGCGTCCAACTGGCGCACCTGCTCGAGCAGCTTCGCGATGCCGCGAATACGGGAGACGCTCATCCCCTGGCCTCCGCCGTGCGGAGGATCATGTGGGGGCTACTTGTCGACAGACTGGGTGGTACGGGTACCCTCAGCATCGAGGCTCCCTTTCGTTGGGTGGAACTCAATCAGCTAGCGGACGCCAAATCCGCTGGTGCTGCTTTGGACGGCCGGGTACGAGGCGCTGCGACCTCTAGCCGGCCGTTCGGCGTTTCCGGGCTCAGGCTGCGATCTGAGCTGGTCGGAGACGCGACCGTTACTCGTCTTCCGGCGCCTTGCTGCTACGCCGTCCTGGCTCCTTGTCGGGACCGCGCCCCACAATGGGGTGGTCCTCGAAGAATCGGAGGAACGGTTTCGTCTCCATGACGTCCGCGTTCGCGAGGTCCCAGTACGGGTATTCGCGGTCTGGGCCGAACGGCCAGTCGGGGTGTCTGGAGAGGCGGCGGACGCCCTCGCGGGTCATGTTCTTCGCCAGGCCGAGCCGGACCAGCAGGTCAGCGCCGGTGGAGAAGGTGACGACGGGCGGTGTGCCCGTGAGGGTTCTCGGGTCGGGCTCTCTCAACGTTCCTCCACCAAATCGGTCTGGACCGGTGGCAGCGCGAGAGGATCGCCAACAAGTAGAGTCATCTGTGACTGCCTTCCTTGCATGGGTTGGTCGGTCTACGCCGGTTCGTATTCGCAGTACGCCGGCGCGGAGACGGTCGACCGAGGCAACTCGGCTCGGCCGTCTCTGCTGTTCAGGGCGGGCTACGCACCTGCACTTCTCCCTTCGTTCACGCCGCGATGGCGTTGATCTTCTCGACAGTCTCGGACGCAGTCCGGTTCCCCGTGTACCGGGGTGCGCTGAGCATTCCCGCCACCCGGTCCATCCGCTTCACGATCCACGAAATCTGGTCTTCCACTGGCAACGACAGCACCGGTGCCAGGGCTTCGGCCGCACCCTCCACGTCGTCGAGTTGCACCCGGGCCGTGGCCAGGTAGATGAACGCCAGCCGCTCGTCGTCCAGCGACCGCTCCTCCACCGGACCGGACTGCCACAGGCTGATCGCCTCGAGGGCTTCCCGCGCCGCGCGTTCCGCGTCGTGGCCGCCTTGCAGCCAGATCAGCGAGGATCCGGCGTAGTAGGACTGCTTCGCTCTCGAGAACCCGAACAGGCCCTCCAGGGTGTCCGGTCGGCGGATGCGCTCCCGGGCGTTTTCGGCGCCGTCCAGGGCGTGGTTCGCGGCCCGGCTGTCGCCCAAGTTGGCGAGGCACTGGGCCTCACCGCACCGAAGGCGTGCCTCGCCGGTGCCGTGCCCGGCCCCGACCCACTGGTATCCGTCTCGCACGTAGTCCAGCGCGCGCCCGTAGTCGCCCTGGAAGCGGGCGATCAGGGACTTCGTGCCGGCCACCCACGCGGACAGCTCCGCATCTCCGGCGAACTCGGCGCACCGGCCCGCCGCGGTGGCGTGCTCGAGCGCCTCATCTGAGTCGCCCATGTCGAGCAGCGCGTACGACAACACCCCGGACAGGCGTCCGGCAGCGACGTACAGGTCCGAACGGTCAGCCGGCCGGTGATGCCCGGACCGGATCCGCTCGAACGCCTCGCCGCGCAGCACGTGCGCACGGTCCATCATCGGACCCGGGGGAGAGGCCAGGTAGTCGACCGCGGTCACGGCCACCCCGTCCTGCAGCTCCGCGATGTCCAGGTCCGCCAAGGCGGTCAGATCCCGCGACATGGCCAACGCTGCGGCCCGCACCCTGTGCGTGGCGGCAGCCTCCCGCCGCTCTACGTCTTCCCGGGTCCACGCTGCGACGAGCCGGCCATTGGCGGCCAGCGCCTCGTCGGCGAGCTCCGCGACCTCGAGTGGCGCTGGTCTGCGGCCGGACTCGAAGTGGTGCAGAGACGTGCGGTCGTAGTGCACCTGCCGCGCCAGGCAAGCCAGCGACATGCGGGCTTCCATGCGCAGTCCGCGAAGCAGCTCCGGGAAGGTCGTCATGCGGTGAGTGTTCCTCCTCTCCGATCCGAACGGGAGTGCGTGATGCCGCTTATGCGACGTGATGTCGGAACCTGACCTGTTGGCAGATTCCTTTGGCCACGACTGCCAACACTCGCCTCAACTCCGAGGCCTATGACCGGTGCTGGCATGGAGTCAGAACAGATCCCCGACTCCAGGAGCCTCGGCCGTGGCATCACGACGCGTCGTCCCCATCAGCCTTGCGGCGCTCTGCCCGCTTGGCGAAGTGGACCCCGTGTTCGGGATTCCTGGACTCGAAGTACGCCTTCACCGGCTCCCAAGGGAGGAAGTAGTAGCGGCCGACCTTCTGCCACTGCTCCTTCGGGATCGGGAAGTCCGGGTCTTTGTGCGCGAGCTGCTGGACCCGTTGCTTGCTGAGATCAACGCGTCTCGCGATCTCGGCGAGCGTCACCATCTCTGGCGGCCTCCCTTCGTCGGATTCCTTCGGCACACCCTCATCTTGCACCATGATGTTGACCCAAGTCTATATCAGTGGTCTACTGGACATACAGCACGACCCCGAGCCAGCTTTCGCCGGACCGGGGTCGCGTGTCCGGCGCGGTGGTGGAACACCGCAATGGACTTGGAACCGCCCTACCTGCCACAACAGGAGGCTGATCCCGTGAAGAAGGATCGCACAGCAACCCTTCCCAGGGCGCCGCACCCGGGTGACAACGTCCACCGGGTCGCCCCCACCGTCCTCGAGCGTTTCCCCGCTGGCGCCCCGCGCGGGTCGTGGCTGGCGGAGGACTTCGCCGCCGACCGCCGCGTCGCCGGACAGCCCGCCGAGGTCGTCATGGACCTCTCCACCGACTCCTTCCTCGTCATCGTGAAGGCGGTGACGGCGTGATCGGCCAGGGCCCGCACTTCGAAGACATCGACTCGGGAGAGTGGACGGCATCCGCCGTCGCTCACCGGAGCCGGCAGCTGTACGCAGACGTCACCGACGTGTTCATGCTCCTGGACCCGCGGGAGATGACCCGCGTCGTCCTGGATGACGCACAAACGGATGCGCTGTACGTGATCCAGGCCCTGGACGACTGGTTCGGCGAGATCGCCGACCCTTACGCGGATGAGGACGACTCCTGATGGCCGGCCGCGACAGCGAACTCGGTGACGCGCTCCTCGACTTCGAGGGCCTCCGCTGGATTCCCGGCATCAGCCAGATCCTCGACGGCCTCACCGAACTCGACGCCGCCGCCCGGGCGGGCCGGATCAGTCCGGACGCCACCCAAACCCTGCTCTCCACCATCGCCAGCCCCGACACCCCCGACATCACCCACCTGTTCGCCCTCGCCGTGACGACCCTGACCGGGCCCGACAACCGGGCCCTGGACGGGCTGGACGAACAGACCCGCAAGGCCATCCAGCACCTCGGCGAGCAGCACGCGTTCACCGTCGCCGAGTTCGCGCCGCGCGACTACACCAACGAGGCCGCCGGCCTCATCTACGAAGCCGGCTACGACCTCAACCCGCTCTGACCAGGAAGGACCAGCCGTATGAAGCGCGGACAGGCCGTTCAGAACGCCGTCAACGCCATCCACGTCGCCACCACCGCCATCAAAACCTGGGGCCCCGACTCCACAGAAGCCGGGACTGCCCTTCAGACCGCACTCGACAAGACGGACACCGCCCGGTCCCTGGGCGCGACCGAGCACGACTTCCGCACCACTCAGCCCGGCTGACCGAGCCCGGTGCCGCCCCAGCCCCGACCACGGTGGGGCGGTGCCGAGTCCGACCAGCAACCACCCGCCCACCCTGCACCACCGGAAGGAGAACCACCCCGATGAAGAAGCAACTGATCCGCCTGTGGCACCTGGTCGCGAACTCCGGCCAGTGCAGCGTCTGCGGCTACTGGTTCGACGACTGGAACGGCGGCGTCTGCGCCGCCTGCGGCTGACCCACCCCAACCACCCGCCCGCACCCGCACCGGAAGGACCCGCCATGGCCACCACCGACCTGACGACCGTGACAGACGACGAAGCCCGCATGCGGGTCTTCCAAATCATCGGCTCCGACATCCCGCCCGGCACCGCCGCCTACACCGGCGACTGGCACAAAGCCCTCAAGACCACCGCCGACCGCTGGACCCAGCAGCCCACCACCGAACAGAAGGCCTCCGCCTGATGGCCACCGCCAACCACGTCGCCACCGCCCTCAACGCCCTCGTCCCCGAGACCGGCTTCCACCGCCCCACCACCAAGCAGACCGACATCGCTGGTATCCACTCTCAGCTCGCCATTGCCACCGCCCTCGACCGCATCGGCGCCGCCCTCGAACAGATCGCCGCCAACATGACCACCACCCCTGCCGCCTGACCTCCCGTCACCGGCCCACCCAGGAAGGACCCGCCCATGCTTTCCCAAGTGCAGAACGCGGTCGAGCAGATGCCCGTACAGGCATGGGCCGTCCTGCTCCCCCTGCTCGCTCTGACCACCCTCACTCTCGGCTACCGGATCGCCCAGAAGCGCAGCCCCCACCCCACCGACCGCACCCCGGACGCCAGCAAGAACCGCCGCACCATCACCGGCTTCGCCGGCATGGGCCTCGTCGTCCTCCTCGGCTTCGGCCTCTCCGCCAACACCTCGATCCGCTTCGCCGAGAAGCGACTCCACATGCAAGCCCCCTGGACCCTCACCGTCGGCCTCACGCTCGAGGGCATCGTCCTCGGACTGACCCTGTACGCCTGGGCATTCAACGACAAGGGCGCCACCCGCACCGCCTACGTCCTCGTCCTCGCCCAGGCGATCGGCGCCATCGAAGTCGTCCGCCAGGAGCACGAGGACCTCGGCACCGCACTCGTCCGGATCGTCGGCCCCGTGATGCTCGCCTACGGCCTGCATAAGCTCCTCGGCCTCGAAGCCAAGCTCGGAAAGATCCAGATCACGTCCGACGGCATCCTCGCCCGACTGTGGCGCGACCAGAAGAACCGGATCGAAAGCCGCCTCGGAATCGGATCCCGCGGCGCCGACGTCGAAGCCATCTCCCGCAGCAACGCCGCCGACAAATTCGTCAGCCTGAATTCCGTCGGCAAGCCGTTCCTCATGACACGGGGCACATACAAGAAGGCCCTCGTAAAGGCCGGCCGCGCCGCCCTCCACGGCCTCGAAGGCTTCGAGCGGCAGATGGCGGAAGCCCGCCTCGTCGACCGCATCGCCTACGAGAAGGGCATGCAGATCGGCGGCGACCACTTCGACGTGGCCCTCATGCGAGGCGTGCGGTCGAACACCGGAACGGCAGGAACGGACGCGGCCTCTCCGGATTCGCTCAGCTTCCTGACCAGCGCGGCTATCGAAGCCGCACCCACCAGCCGAGCCGAAGACACGCACGAGCCGCACGACGACAAGCCGCAGCCGCGTTCGAACCCCGCAGCAACCGACGCCGAGCGCAAGGCCCGCGCCTTCCGCGTCTACGCCGACCTCGGACAGCCCTCCCAGCGGTCCTTCATCAAGGCCTGGCGTGACCGCGGATACGGCGAATCCGACCAGACACTCCGCGAGCTCTACAACGAAATGCACGAGGCCTTCGAGAAGTCCCGGAAGGGAAACACGGACCGATGACTGCCACCCCCACGCGCAGCCCGCAGGCCTCGCGGACGGCCACCCCGCCCGCGGCGCCCGCGCGTACCGCCCCCACCCGGCCGGCCGCCGTCCCGGCCCGGCCGGCGCCGGTCGCCCCGGACTGGCCGACGCGCTGGCACCTCCTCGTGCCCCGCAGCATCCGCAACACGGCCGAAGCCTGGGGCCTGTGGCAGAACCCGACCCCGCTCATCCCCTCCGACCACCTCGCCCAGACCCTCGCCGTCCTCCAGCGCTACGGCTGGGCCCGCACCCTGGACTTCTCCCCGACCGGCCGGATGTGCATCCGCGGAGCCCAGACCCTCCTCGAACACACCGGACACGTCACCCCCACCAGCCGCGCCCGCGCCGTCGACTACATGCAGCAGACGCTCCGCGAACACGGCGCCCACGAACCCTTCCACGCCTGGAACGACCACACCGACCGCACATTCCCGCAGGTCAGCTACCTCATCACCCGATCCGCCCACGCCGCCCGAAAGAACGGAGAATAACCCGTGAACGCCCCCGACGAATTCGACCGCATCGTCGCCCCGCAATTCCCGCAGGAATCCATCGACCCCCAGCCCTACGGCGCCCGCCCGGCAAATACCAAAGCCGGTCTGACACCGCGCGGAAAGGTCGCTCTGGCCCTGAGCGCGGCCGCTATCGCCACGAGTGGCCTGGTCGGCTACCAGGCGTATTCGGCGGACGCCGCAGAGAGCGCCGCGAAGTCGCAGGAAATCGCCTACAAGAAGGACCTCCTCGAGCTGGAGAAGCTGAAGCTGCAGAGCCAGGTCAACAAGACCAAGGCGAGCACGGTCAGTGTCCGGCAGAAGCAGATCGACGCCTGTGTGGCGAACAGCAAGGACCTGGTGGGGAAGTCCCTGGACTCGTCCTACCGGGACATCGTGGAGGCCTGCCAGGCCCAGTACACGAGCGGCGACGACCTGAACCTGCAGACCGCAGCGGCGTCCAGCGACCACTCCGGCGGCATCAACAACGGCGTCTTCCTGGCCGGCGGCCTGGGTGTCATCGGCCTCATCTACCTGGTCCAGCGCGGCCGCCGTAGTAACGCAACGTAGTTACTCCCGGAGGCCTTCCGCAGCGAAAACAGCAAGATCCCCCCCCACCAGGACGGACGTGATCCGCACTCTTCCGGGTGGGGGAGTCCGGGAGGAACTACTCACAGTAAGGAACGAGATGGCCAGCGACACCACTCCGGCAGCCGTCCCGGTACCCGCGGGACAGCCCTCCAGCGACACCCCCGACACCGCCACCGGCAAGGGCATCCTGGGCCTGCTCGCCCCCCTGGAGCCCGCCCGGCCGACCTCCGCCTCCTTCAACCTGGACCCGTCCGCCACCACCGACACCGACGGGCAGGCCCTGACCAGTGCATCCAGCGCCACCTACCAGGACGACATCCACGGCAAGGGCGACGCGGGCTCGAAGGCCGGCGGGAAGCAGCAGAACGGTGTCATGCGTTCCTTCGCTCTCGCCGCCATTGAACGGTGGAAGAAAGGTGGTGAGGCCCGCAACAAGCGCCTCGACATACAGAAGGCGAAAGCGCAGGCATATCAGACGAAGGAATCACGCACCGTCAACAGGTCTGAGAAGTTTGTGGGCGGCTCCACGAATTCTGGATCAGCGTCCGGTAAATCCACCGACTCCAAGTCGAAAAACTCCGGTGGCGGCGTCTCCAGCGGCCCCTCCCGCAACAACTCTTCGAAGTCCGGGAGCGGAAAGGGCAGCACGGGTCCGAAGAGCACCAGGTCAGGGGCCGGAACGGGAAGCGGTGGTACGGGATCTGGCGGCTCCGGTGGCGGCCGCGGAGGCAGCGGCACGTCCGGTCACGGAGCGGGAGGACACCAGTCCGACTCGAAGACGCTGAGGAAGGACAAGAGTGGTCGTACCGACAGTTCCGGCAGCGGCAAGGGCGGGAAGACGCCCGCCAAGCACAACTCCGGAACCGGCGCGGGCGCGCGTACGGAGACGGCCACCTGCGGCGACTCCTCCGGCATCAGCCTCACCAAGGACAAGAAGAGCAAGACCCATGGCAGCGGGGCCACGCCGAAGCACTCCCTGAAGAAGACGCCGGCACCGGCAGCGAAGACCGACGCTGCGGCCGCGCCCGCAGGCAAGGACACCCCCCGGAAGCCCGATGCCAAGAGCACCGGCGGCGGCCAGGCGAGCGCCACCGCCCCCAAGGAGAACGTGGGCGGGACGAAGGCCAGCCTGAAGAAGACCCCCAAGGGCAGCACCGGACCCGGCAAGCTCGGCAAGACCACCCCGGACAAGACCACCCCGGACAAGACCGCACCCAAGAAGGCGGACGGCACCCCGATCCGCACCCAGCCCTCCCGCGAAGCCGGTTACCGCGACGGCGCCCGCACCGCCCACGTCACCGCCCACGTCCGCGCCTACCGCGACGGATTCAAAGACGGCCACCGCGACATCAACGACGCCGCCGACCGTGAAAAGGCCCGCCTCGACCAGGCCCACGCCACCCGCAAGCAGCAGCGCGCCCAAGACCCGGAGGACCAGCCCGTGACCGCCTCCAGCGACGACCAGCAGACGTCCGGCCCGCATCCCATCGACGTCAAGGAGGTCACCGACAAGGACGTGGTCCTTGACGGCGGCCAGATGTACTCCCGCGGCGAGGTCCGCAACCTCAAGCAGTACGAGCGCCGCATGGGCGAGAAAGCCGTCAGCATGGGCAAGGCCGCCGAAGGCACCCGCCAGCTCCAGGCCCACGCCGAGGAGCAGGCCGCGAAGGCCCTCACGTTCGTCGAGATGGCCAAGAGCCTCAAGACCGAAGGCGGCGACCGCTTCATCGGCGTCCTCACCCGCCTCCACGAGGCCGCGACCATCCAGATCCGCGAAGCGCAGGAACTCCACAAGCGGGTCGTCCGCGCCGCCGAAGGCACCCAGGTCGTCCTCACCAACGTGAGCATCCGCTACGACGGCATCTACAAAGCCGTCTGCGACAGCCCCCTGACCAAGCCCGCCGAACTCAACTGGTACAGGAAGTGATTGCGGTGGCCGACCTCCGCTACGAGCAGTTCGTCCGCGACGTCACCGACTTCGCCAAGGAGATCGGCTCCGACGCCGAAAACCTCCGCGGCTGGTCCCAGTTCATCGACCAGGAGGCCACCGACACCGCCCGGGTCGCCGACGGGATCGGCGCAAAGCGCGTCGACCCCGAGACCGTCGCCGAATGCCAGCACCTCGCCAAGCTGATGACCGGGGTGTCCGAGCAAGCCATCAAGTACGCGTCCGCCGGGGACACCACCACCCGCCTCGCCCGCGCCGGCCACGACGAGACCGTCGCCACCCACCAGGGCATCCACGAACAGGTGAACGCCTCCCCGGCCTCCGGCATCCACGACGTCGACAACGACTGGCTCACCCAGGAATAACCCACCCCGGCCCGCCCGTACCTGCTTTCCCGCGAAGGAGATCGCCATGACCAGCAACACCAACACCACCAGCCGGCTGGCCGCCCACAGCACCGAACGCGGCATCGCCATCGCCACCAGCGTCGCCCCCCTCGCCATGGGCGCCGGAATCCCCTTCCTCGACGCCAGCGCCACCTTCCTCGCCACCATCGCCTACGGCGGCGCCGCCGCCCTCACCACCGCGAACTACATGAACCGGCTCCCACCGGGCCTACAGCGGCACCTGCCCGGGGACATCCTCCGCGCACACAGCGTGCCCCTCGCCATCTCCACCCTCACCAGCGGCGTCGCCCTCGCCATGGGCGCCCTCCTGGGCGGCGAGGGATCCGACGCGCTGATGCTCGGCTGGGCCGACATCGCCGCCAAGCCGATCCCCGGCATCGTCTCCCTCGGCTGGTTTGCCGCCGTCGGATTCGTCCCCATCAAACTCCGCAAGGTCCTCGGCCGGGTCCGCGCCCCCAAGCACACCGCGCCCACCGCCCCCGCAGCCGCCCCGACCGTGCCCGAACCCCTCACCCCCGCCGACCAGATCGCCCACCGCTGGTACACGTACGTCTCCAACCGCGACACCGGCAGCCACAAGGGCCAAGAACTCCAGGTCACCGGATACGGAAGCCACCTCTGGAAAGGCACCATCACCGCCCCCACCGGAGCGTCCGTCTCCGTCAACCGCGACAACATTTCCAGCCTCTACGGCATCCCCGCCGACTGGATCACCCTCAAAACCGGTGCCCACGCCGGGGAATGCCACCTCACGGTCAACCTGGTCCCGCCTCTCGAACTCGACACCAGCACCCTCCAGGGCGCCTGGCGCAAGTGGGCCGCCCGCAGCGGCGGCGTCATGGCCGGCACCCACCTCGAAGACGCCCAGACCGACCCCAACACCGGAGGCGAAGTCGCCTACGTCGTCGCCGGCGAGAACCTCGACAAACTCCCCGTCCCCGACCGCGCCGCCCTCGCCGGCGCGCTGCGCACCAACACCCTCCTCTGCTCCTACAGCCCCGTCCCCGGAGACCCCCGCCGCGGCACCGTCCGCCTCATGAAGCACAACCCCCTCAAGCAAGGCGTGCCCTTCCCCGGCACCCACGTCCTGAAAATCTCCGACGGCGGCTACGTCCAGATCGGCCAGCACGTCTCCGGCTTCCCCGCCCGCATCCAGTTCGTCGACCCCAAGCTGGGCGCCAAGCACCTCTTCATTGCCGGCGTCACCGGATCCGGCAAGGGCGGACTCATCCAGATCGTCGCCCTAGCCGACCACGTCAACGGCCACGCCATCATCTACGCCGACCCCAAGGGCTCCTCCAACCCCGACGTCGAGACCATGGCCTGCTACTCCGGCCTCGGAGAAGACGGCTGCATGCGCGCCCTGCGCGTCGCCTACGCCCTCCTGCAGTGGCGGATCGAGGAGTCCGCCCGGCTGAAGATGAAGAACTTCACCCCCACCCCGGGCCGGCCGTGGGTGCGCGTAATCCTCGACGAAGCCCACGTCCCCCTGTCCGAGCTCGTCGAGCACCGCAAGGAAGCAAAGATCATTGTGGAGGCGCTGGCCGCGAAGGCCCGCTCTCTCGGCATCATCCTCACCGTCGTCAACCAGGCCGTGAACGCCGACAAGCTCGGCGGATCCACCGCCCTGCGCACCAACGTCATCCAGGGTGGCTCCCTGGTCATGCTCCGCACCGACTCCGACCAGTCCAACCTCGTCACCACCGGCTTCGAAGGCGTCGACCCCGGCCAGATCCCCCCGGCCTGGGACGTCAGCCGGCCCCTCATCTACAACGAGACCGTCGCCCTCCAGGACCCCGAATCCACCTACGGACTCGGCTACACCCTCGGACCCGGGGGAGCAGCGGAAATGATGCGCGACTTCATCCTCGAGTCCGCCGCCCCCTACATCGACGAAGACGCCGTCCAGCACCCGGCGGACTGGCCCGGATGGGAGAACCGCCACGAGATCGGCCGCACGTCGATCCTCCCCGACGACGAAGACGAAGCCGGCCAGAGTGGCGGCGGAGGCACGGCCCTGCCCGCCCCGCCGAAGGAACCCACCGCGGACGAAAAGATCCTCACCGCCCTCCAGGACGCAGCCGACCCCCTCGGCGAGGAGACCACCTACCTCCACAAGGACGACATCCAGGCCCTCACCAAGCTCACCGACTCCACCCTGGAGAACCGGCTCTCGCGCCTCGTCAAGGACCAGCGCATCCACCGCATGCCCGGCAGCGGCCAGGCCGTCCGCGGCAAGTACGGGCTGGGCACCGTACTCACGGGGGAGTAGCCGAGGGGGAAGGCGCCTCGGACAAACCCGCGATCCTGTACCACCATCAGAAGTGCACAGCCGGCCTCGTCTTAGTGTCCCCGCGCCAAGGCGAGGCCGGCCGTGAACCCCACACCCCCACCGCTCGAGGCCACCCCCCCCCCGGCAGCCACGAGCACCCGGCCCCGCTCCGCACTCCAGTCCCCCGGAGAGCGGAGCGGGGCCTTCCCACATCCCGGGGCGCTACGTCAGCCCACCGGCTTGAACATCCCGCAGTCGTTCTTGAACAACTCGCCCACCCGCAGCGTCACCGTGATCACCCGCGCCTGCGTCACAAAATTGTTCGCGAGGATCGTCCCGTCCGGCGCCGTCCGCTCCCAGTAGCAGTCCGAGATCTCACCCCGCGCCACATACGTACCGGGCTTGATCTCCTGCACATCAGAATCCGACTCCGGGTCGTACGGCTTCGGATGCGCCTTCACCTCGTACTCTCCAGACCCGATGTACCGGACGTACGTGCCAGCCTCCGCCGACTTCAACGTCTTCGACCACTTCGGGCACAGCTTCGGCACCCCCACATCCAGGATCGATGCGCCGTCATCCTTCAGGTAGCCGCCCTCAGCCAGCCACTGCGCCCCCGAATAGTCCTTCGACTGATCCGGCAGCGACTCACAGATGTCCGACACGAACGCCGACGCCGAGTCATAGATCTCGTCGTACGTCCAGCCTTCCTCATCCGCCTTCTTGTCGATCTCCCCCTCCGGCCCCGGCGGATACTCCGGCTCCGTCTCCTCCGGCACCTCCGTCGCCGGATCCTCCGACACCGTCACCGACGGCGTCGGCGAACTCGCCTTCACATCCGAACCCGAGCCGCCCCCGCAACCCGCCAACACCACCACGGCCACCGCACCAGCAGCAGCCGCCCACCCCCTGCGCATCTCACTCATGCCGGGCAGCATCCCGCCAACCCACCCCCGGGGGAACACAATCCCCAAAATCGGCGATCATTCGACACAGGCGCGGGGCCGAACAATCACACAACCGAGCGACCGAGCGGGAGCCCCACCGCCATGGCAGCGTCCAAGCTGAAACAAGACGAGACCACCGTCCGCCGCACCAAGCTCCTCAAGCTCCGCCGAGAAGGCGTTCGCTACGACGACGAACGCATCCTCTCCCTCGGCTACGCCAGCGACAGCGCCGCCCGCAAAGACCTCGTACGCGCCCTCCAGGTCCACCGAGACGAGGAAGCAGCCGAGGCCAGCATCTACCGGCAGCAGGAGAACGAACGCTTGGACGCCCTCCTCGAGGCCGCATGGCCGCGCGCCACTAAACCCAGCCCGGTCTTTGACAAGGACGGCGACGTCGTCGACCACGTCCTGGACGTTCGGGCCGTCGACACCGTGCTGCGGCTCCTGGACCGGCGCGCCAAGCTCAACGGCCTGGACATGCCAGTGAAGAACGAGCTCGCCGGGCCCGGCGGCGGCCCCGTAGCGATCACGGACGTCAGCGCCGCCGAACTCCGCAGACTCATCAACACGGTGGGAGACGACGACCCCGACGACGCAGGGGAAGACACCGACGCCGACGAAGACGACCCGGATGACGACCGCGGCGACACCTGAGTCTCACCCGCGGCAGGACGACAGCGACATCGTCCGCGAGGCGGAGGAACTCCTCCAGACCGTCGCCCAGTACCGGCGCTTGAACCGTGCCCAGCGCCGCCGCATCGCCCTGTACGCCAGCCCCGAACTCCGCACCGTCCTGGCCGGAGTCGAACGGGACATGGCGCTGAAGCGGTCCCCGGGCTCCATGTCGGCGATCCTCACCGACGGCAAGGAGAAGCAGGCCCGCCACCTGGACCTGATCGACCAGGTGTTCCGCGACATCGCCCGCGGCCGGCCCCGCAAGGTCCTCATCACCATGCCCCCACGGCACGGGAAGAGCCGGCGTGCCGCCCGGTGGGCGCCCCTGTGGTACCTGTCGAAACACCCCGACCACCGCGTCATGATCGCCTCATACTCTGCGGACCTGGCCGACGACCACGGCCGGTGGATCCGCGACGCGATCGTCTCCTACGGCCCCCAGCTCGGCCTCGCCCTGCACTCCGGCTCCAAGGCTGCGAACCGGTTCGACCTCGCCGACCCCGACACCGGGGAACGCCTCGAAGGTGGCCTCGTCACCGCCGGCGTCGGCGGAGGCCTCACCGGCAAGGGCGCCCACCTGGCAGTTGTCGATGATCCAATTAAGGACGCCGCGGACGCCGAGTCCCCGACCATGCGGCGCCGCCTGTGGGACTGGTGGACGTCCGTCCTCAACACCCGCATCGAACCCGGCGGCAGCATCCTGGTCATCCAGACCCGCTGGCACGAACAGGACCTCGCCGGACGCATCCTCGCGGGCGAGGACGCCGACGACTGGACCATCCTCGACCTGCCCGCCATCGCCGACAGCGACGACGACGCCCTGGGACGCGAGATCGGCCGCCCCCTGTGGCCCATCCGCTACGGCAGCAAAGCCCTCGAGAAGATCCGCCGCGCGGTTGGGGAACGCGTCTGGTGGTCCCTCTACATGCAGAAACCGCGCCCGCTTGAGGGCGGCGTGTGGAAATGGCCGTGGATCACCGATAACCGCATCACCCCCATGGCATTCCGCGGCATCGACCTCACCCGGACCATCGTGGCCGTGGACCACGCCGGCGGTGAAGGCGACGGCAACGACGAAGCCGGCCTGTGCGCGGCAGGACGCAACAGCGAAGGACACCTGTACCTGCTGGCCGATGCATCCGGCCGCATGGGCGCTGACACCTGGGGCATCGAAGCCTGCCGCCTGGCCATCGAGTACCAGGCCGATGCCATCGTCGTCGAGGCCAACTTCGGCGGCGACATGGCCCAGCAGATCATCCGGCAGGCGTGGAAGACCCTTGCCCAGCAGGGGGAGACCAAGGGCCTGCTCATGCCGTCGATCATCGAGGTGCACGCCAAGCAGGGCAAACGCCTGCGCGCCGAGCCGATTGCCCAGCTCTACGCCCAAGGCCTCGTCCACCACCTCGGCGAGTTCCCCCGCCTGGAGGGCCAGATGGTCACCTGGATCCCCGGCATGGACTCACCCGACCGCATGGACGCCGCCGTCCATGCGATGACCGAGCTCGCCGACCCCGCCCAGGAAGGCCTCGGCACCCGGCACTACACCGACCAGCGCCTCCGCGGCCGCCGCTAACCCCCTGGGAGACACCCCGTGTACGAATACACCGCCCGCCTCGTGAAGATCGTGGACGGCGACACCCTGGACGTTCTCGTGGACGTCGGCTTCGATATCCACACTCGGCAGCGGATCCGTCTCCTCGGCATCAACTGCCCCGAGCACGGAACTGTCGGTGGAACCGACGCCACCGCCTACACCACCGCATGGATCGCCGAGCACGGCCCCGACCTGCTGATCCGCACGGTCAAGGACCGGCGCGAGAAATTCGGTCGGCTGCTCGCCACGATCGTCGCCGACTCCCACGTCCTCAACAGCGACCTCGTCACCGCAGGGCACGCCGTCGGCTACGACGGCGGCCGCCGCACGGTGCCGCTGCCCGAACAGCCGGGGGAACCCGACTCCACCCTGCCCGTACGCTGATCACAGGCGCGGGGCCTGAAGACGGAGGGAACTCTTCGTGGGCCTCATCGCGACCACCAGGGCGCTCATCATTGACGGCTGGTCGTGGCTGAACTACAAGCCCGTCTTCAGCGACCCCCAGGGGATGCCGAACCGGCGCGTGTTCCCCGAAGCCCAGGCCATGTGGGTCCCGGACCAGGACGCCCGCCGCCTCGCCGCCTACAAACTCCTCGCGGCCTACGACAACAACCAGGCCGCCGAGATCGCCTCCGTTGTCGACGGACCCGAGGCCGCGGACCGGCGCGAGTTCGGCGACCCGTCCATGTTCATCGACACGCTCCTGGCCCACGTCCTGGGCCGCGAGCAGCACATCGCCGTCCCCGGCGCCGAACACGACGGCGACGGCGACGGCGAACCCGATCCGGAGACTGCGGCCGCCGAAAAGGTCCAGGACCTGCTGCGTGAGTGGGCAGAGGCCGAACTCCTGCCGATGCGGATGCAGCAGGCCGAACGCAAGGCCGTCTCCCTCGGCGACGGCGTGTACCGGCTGGCCTGGGACCCGGGCAAGCAGCGCGTCACCCTCCGGGTCACCGACCCCGGCTTCTATTTCCCGATCATCGGGGAGGACGACGACGGCGGCGAGTACCCCGACCGGATCCACTTCGCGTGGGAGCTACCCGAGGACACCAAGCGCGGCCTGAAGCCCCGGCTGCGGCGCATCACCTACGAGCTCGGACCGATCGGCCCGGCCACCGCCACCGGCATCGACGAATCCGGAAAGAGGGCCGTCCGCGCTCCTGTCACCGCGGAGGGCCCGGACGGGGAACTGGTGCCAGCAATCGGCCGCGGCGACGTCATCGACCCCGCCACCGGCGGCATCACCCGCCAGTACGCGTGGAACGACGCCCCGTCCGGCATCACCTGCTACCTCACCGACGCCACCTGGAACATCGGCGACCTCAAGGGCGACATCGACGTCGACACCCTGCCGCTCGGGTCGGCAACGTTCGCGACCCGCGGCGACGGCGAGGTCCTCGACCACCTCGACCTGATGCTCGACTTCATTCCGGTCCTCCACGTCCCCAACACGGTGCCGCCGGCCGAGGAGCACTGGGGCCAGTCGTCCCTGGCGAAGGTCTTGCAGGTCTTCGACGAACTCCAGGGCTCGGACACCGACTCCGCGCGCGCATCGGCCACCACCGGCCTGCCCATGGTCGGCATCGCCGGCGCGGGCACCGACCGCAGCGAGTACCAGATCGGCCCCGGCGCCGTCCTCAAACTCGGCCAGGACGGCAAGCTGTTCACCGTCGACACCAGCCCCGCCCTGCGCGAACTCCGCGACCACCGCCACGACCTCGCCGACCGCGCCGCGAACGTCGCCCGCCTTCCCGCCGTCGCCCTGGGCACCCTCGACCCGTCCAAGGTCCCCTCCGGATTCGCGATGCAGGTCAGCCTCGGCCCACTCGACTCCCTCATCGGCGGGATGCGCCTGGCCCGCGACCACAAGTACGCGCTGCTCCTGAAGATGGTGCAGCGCCTGAACCTGGCCGGGCAGCACCCCGACTGGGCAGGCGTCCAGGTGCTGCCCGCGAAGCTGGTGTTCGGCCCGTACACGCCCACCGACAAGGCCGCCATCCTCGAGCAGGTCACCAACAGCGTCGACAAGGTCATCTCCCTGGAGACCGCGATGAAGATGCTGGTCGAGGCAGGGTTCCCCATCGAAGACGTGGGCGAGGAAATCGAGCGGATCCAGTCCCGGCAGTTCGAGAAAGCCCGCGCGCTGGCCGACGCCACCGGGGACACCGGTGCGGTCGGGGACTTCCTCGGCATCGACCTGAACCCCGACCCGACACCGCCCGCACCCACCCTGCCCGGCCTCCCCGCGGACGACACGGACCCGGCCCTGGAGGAGGACCCGCAGGGGCAGCAGGGGAGCGGGGGGAACACCGAGTGACATCTGTGGTGTCCTTGATCTCAGGCGCGGGGCCTGGAACGAGTCTGGGAGGACTTGTACACATGCGTCGCCCCGCGCAGAACAGCTTCGGACCGGTCGCCCGCGGACCTCGCGCCCGCACCGGCTGGGCCCACCCGTACACCGGCGTTGCTGGCCTCGCCGTCTTCTACAACGACGGCGGCGGCGAACCGCCCGCCACAGAACCGCCGGCCGCCGATCCTCCCAAGCCGGGCCCGCCCGCCTCCCGCACCTTCACCCAGGCCGAAGTCGATGCGCTCGCCGCCCGCGAGAAGTCCCAGGGCAAGCGCGCGGCCGCCCGGGAGTTCGCCGAGAAGTACGGCTTCAGCAGCATCGAGGACGCCGAGGCGTTCATCGTCGCCGCCCGCAAGGCGGAGGAAGCCCAGCTCTCCGAGCAGCAGAAGCGGGAGAAGGCGCTTGCCGACCGCGAAGCGGCAGCCGACGCCCGCGAGAAGGCGGCCATCGCCCGGGAGCGGAACGCCAACCGGCGCGCCACCCTCGTCGGGCTCGGCGCCACCGGCGACGACCTCGAGGACGCCGCAGCCCTCCTGCGGGTCCCCGACGACGCGGACGACGCCGCCGTCACTGAGGCGGCCACGAAGCTGAGGGAACGCCGCCCCGAACTGTTCGGCGTCGCACCCACCAACGTCCCGCCCGCCACCCAGCTTCCCCCGGCGCCCGGCGGCGCACCCGCGGGCGGCCCGCCCTCCCGACAGACGGCCACCGGCAAGCCCGGCGACCGAGGACGCGAAATGGCCCGCCTGCGCGGCCACCAACGCGCCACCGCATAGACCGCCGGCCCCCTTCACCGGGGGCCGGGACAACGGGACCACGCCCTCTCCTCGTGGACGCGCACCGCACGGTGCTGCTGTCACCGCACGCCGCTTTACACCAGGAGAAGGCCGTGAACGACTTCCAGCCCTACTCCTACACGGACAGCGTCACCGCCGACCGGCCGTGGCTCGCGTCCCTGGTAGGAGTCCAGGACACCAACACCATCGCGCTCGACCTGAGCAAGTTCACGCAGGGCACGCACTACGCGGTCTCCGCGAACCCGGTCCTTCAGGGCCGCAACGTCATGAAGTCCGGCATCCCGCTGGGCAAGGTCACCGCGTCCGGGCTGTACGCCCCGTACTCGGGTCCCCGGTCCGAGGTGCAGACCGTCACCGTCACCGGCACCCCCACCGGCGGCACCTACACGCTGACCTGGTCCGGTCAGACCACCGCCGCGATCCCCTACAACGCGACAGCGGCGCAGGTGAAGGCAGCCCTCGAGGCGCTGTCCAACATCAACGTCGGTGACGTCGCCGTCTCCGGCGGCCCGCACCCCGGCACGGCGATCGTGGTCACGTTCGGCGGCCAGTACCTGGGCGACGACCAGCCCGCGATGACCGGCACCGCCTCCCTGACCGGCGGATCCAGCCCCGCCGTGGCCATCGCCACCACCACCGCGGGCGGCGGAGCATCCGCGACCGACGGCACCGAGACCCTCGCCGGGTTCCTCGTCTCCGAGATCAGCTTCAACCCCGGCAGCACCAAGGCCGGCGGCGCACTGCTCTGGCACGGCGAGGTCTTCGCCGACCAGTGCCCGGTCCCGTTCGACCCCACCGACGTCGCCGCCACCGCGCCCGGCGTCAACATCCACTACCGCTAGTAGGAGGAGCAGACGATGGAAGCCCTTGAGCTCCTTCTGCGCGACACCAACGCCGCCGACCTGACGGTCTTCGCCCGGCAGATGGACACCCCGGCGAACTACCGCCTGACCCGCGAGGTCCTGCCCGAGACGCAGATCCAGGGCGTCAAGTTCCGCACCACGTCCGCGAAGCGCCGCGTCAACGCCGCCAAGTTCCGGGCCTACGACGCGCCGACCGCCATGGCCAAGCGCCAGGCCGAGCGCGTCGTCAACGAGGGCATGCTGCCCGCCCTCGGCCAGACCCTCGCCGTCTCCGAAATGGACCAGATCCTCCTCGACGTCGGCCGCGGCGCCGACACCCAGGCCTACATCGACCTCCTGTACTCGGACGTCGAGCGGCACGTGGAGTCCATCCAGACCGCGCAGGAACTCGCCGCCGGCCAGCTCCTGGCCACCGGCAGCGTGACCCTGCCGGGCCTGGGCCTGGACGTCAACTGGAACGTCCCCGCCCTGAACATGCCGACCGCGGCCGTTCTGTGGGACCAGCCCACCGCCACCCCCCTGTCGGACGAGCGGGCCTGGATCGACTACCTCATCGACTCCGGCGCCCCCGCGCCGCGCGAGGTCGTCACCTCCCGCCGCGCCCGCTCGATGCTCGCGGCGAACGCGGAGTACCAGATCGCGTTCTACGGGCAGAACGCCGCGAACAACCCGGGCACCACGCTGTCCCCGCTCGAGGTCGACGCCGTCCGCGCCCGCTACGGCCTCCCGCCGATCGTCATCTACGACGTCCAAGTCTGGAACGACGACGTCTACCAGCGGGTCATCCCCGACAACAAGTGGATCATGATCCCGGACGTTCCCGCCTCCGAATGGGCGCAGACCCAGTTCGGAGTCACCCGCGAGGCAGCCCAGTTCACCTCCGGCACCAACCCGGCCCTCACCCGCGAAGAGGCCCCCGGAATCGTCGTCGTCACCCACGTCGACGACAACCCCGTCCAGATCTACACCCGCGGCGCCGCGATCGGCATGCCGGTGCTCTACGTACCGGACATCCACATCTCGGCGACCGTCCTCGGGGCCTGATCGCCATGGCCAAGCTCCGCAAGGCCGTGCACGTAAGGGATCCCGAACGCCACCGCACCGTCCTCCTGCTGCCCGGAGAGGAGCCCGAGCCGCGCCTTGCGGCCCTGGTCACCAACCCGGACGCCTGGGAGGACGGTGAACTCCCCGACACCGACGCCAAGACCGACGGCGCCTACGACGGGGACGACAAGAGCGACACCAAGCCGGCCGCATCTGCGGCCAAGAAGACGGCCGCGAAGAAGACCGCGGCGTCCAGCCGGTCTCGGGGCCGGGCCGCCGCTGACGAGGGCACCAGCGGCGACTGAAGCGCGTGCGGGCCCGCCCCCGTGGTGGGGGCGCCACCGGCGGGCCCGCACCCGCACCCTTCCCACCCCACCCATCCGCCTGGAGGTAGCTGCCATGGATGCCGCCGTACGCGCCTGGCTGTTCGCCGAACTCGGCACCGACACCGACCTCGCCGACCTCATCACCCGCTACACCCGCCTTCGCACCGGCCGCGCCGTCGCCCTCGAAGTCGTCCGCGAGCGCCTGTCCGCCCTGCGCTCCCAGCCGGCCACCGTCACCGTCACCTCCGTCGTCGGCGTCTCCTACACCGAGAACATCAAGGCCTACGAACGCCAGATCACCTACCTCGAGAGCGGCCAGCCCCCCGCACCCGACGATCCGGCCAACCCCGCTGACAGCGCCGACAGCGACACCCTCGGCGTGTTCTTCCTGCGTGAACGGCCCCGCCGATGACCACCCCGGTGCAGGAGACCGACGACCGCACCGAACTGACCCTCCTCATCGCCCTGATGACCGCCCAACTCGTACGACGCTGGCAGCGCCTGACCACGGCCCAGGACAACCTGCTGCGCGTCCTGGAACGCCTCCAGCCCACCCTCGGCGCCACCACCCGCATCCGCAGCATCATCAGCGGCTTCAACGACGAGGTCGGCGAGTTCGACCGCCTTGCCCGCGCGCTCGCCACCCGATGGGCCGCCACCGACCTGCCCATCGCCTACCGCGACGGCGCCCTGCGCGCCCTGCGCAAAGCCGGCCGGGACATCACCCTCTTCCAGTGGACCGCCGACCACCAGGCCGCGCTCACCGGACTGACCGGCACCTTCTACGTCGACCTGATCCAGCGCATCCAGGAGACCGTCCGCCGCGCCCAAGCCTTCGCCCGCGCCGCACAGGCAGCCACCCGCGAGGTCACCCTGCGCCGCAACCACTCCGGCATCGACTCCGCCCAACTCGTCGCCGACCACCCCCTGTCGACGATCGTCTACTCCAACAACTCCAAGCATCCCGTCCAGTCGTGGGCCCACTCCGCTCTGACCTGGCAGGCCGTCGTCACCGCCAACCACGGTGCCATCAACACCGGCCGGCAGGAGTTGGACGCAGTCTGGTTCGAATGCGTGGACGGGCCCGAGTGTGGATTTCGTGATCATCCGGACACTGACCACGCCGACGGCACGATCCGCTCCGCAGACGACGCCACCGAGTTCCCTGCCGCTCACCATGGGTGCATAAGGGAATGGGTGCCCCGACCCGACCTCAACGGCCGCCGCGGACTCGTCTCAGGAGACCCCGCATGACCACAGAAGCCGAGCCCACCGCGCACGGCGTCCGGATCGACGCGCAGCCCGGCAGCGCCACCATCCGCCTCGACGGCACTGCCCTGCCGGCCGGGCAGGTCGTCGGCTACCAGCTCGAGCACTCCATCGCGGACGCGCTGCCCATGCTGATCCTGCACACCCGGCAGGCCGACAGCGTCGCCTTCGAGGGCCTGGCCCGGGTCGCCGTCGCCAGCCAGCAGGACGTCGGGAAAGCCATCGCCGACTTCGTCCTCGGTCTCGACCCGGCCGCCGTGGAGCGGGCCGCGCTGGACCGCACCGACCTGGACGACGGGAAGACGGGCGTCACCGAAGCAATCCTTCGGCAGCTTGCCGAGTGGGCGCAGGGGAGGGACTGATGCCCGGACTGGATGCGGCGCTCGCCGGCGTACGCGGATGGGTGGAGAAGAACCTTCTCCTTGACGTGGTGCGGGTCGAACTGCCCGCCACCGGCAAGCCCGTCCTCGACGAGACCACCGGCAAGCTCACCCGGCCGGAGCGTGTGGTCCTCTACGAGGGGCCGGGCGCCGTGCAGGGCGGCACCGCCCAGTCGGAGATCTCCGCCACCCCGGCCGTCCTGCAGCCGTGGGTGCAGGAGACGAAGTCCCGCTACCGGATGATGACTCCGCTGACCGCGCCGATCGTGCCGAAGGATGCCATCGTCACCGTCGTCCAGGTCCACGACCCGTCCAACACCGCGCTGATCGGCCGGTCCTGGGTGTGCCAGGACCCCTCCCGGGCCGCGACCACCGAAGTCGTACGGATCACCCCCCTCGATCAGAACCAGGCACCGGGAGCCACGTCGTGACCCCGGACGAGCTCGCCGAGAAGCTGGAACTGGCGGCGAAGAAGATCGGCCCGGCCATCGCGCACGGTGTCGAGCACACCGGCACCCTCGGCAAGGCCCGCATCGCCGGAAACGCGTCCGGCCGGCCCGGCCCGAACGTCATCACCGGTGACTACCGCGGCTCCTGGCGGACCGAGACCCGGCGCCTGCCGTACGGCGCGATCTGCACTCTGGGCACCGACCGGCCGCAGGGGCGGCGCCTGGAGTGGGGGTTCACCGGCACGGACAGTATCGGCCGCTCCTACAACCAGCCGCCGTTCCCGCACGTCCAGCCGGCGCTCCCGTTCATCGAGGCGACACTGATGGCGTCGATGCGGCTCGCCCTCGCGGAGGTCCTGCTGTGAGCAACCGCGTCCACGCCTACCCGGTCAACGATCTGATCGAGCACGACACGGAGTCCGACGACTGCGTCTGCGGGCCCGGCATGCGGCCGGTGAAGTGCGACGACGGATCCGTCGGCTGGGTCATCACCCACCACTCGCTGGACGGCCGGGAGAAGCACGAGGAACCAGCATGATCAAAACCAGGCTGGTCACCAACGCCATCAAGGAGCTCCTGGCTCAGGCATCGGGAAAGCCGGTGGGAGAGGGGAAGGTCCCGGACGGCGACCCGACCGAGTACTACATCCTGCACTTCATCGACCGGCAGACCTCCGGAGCCCCGTTCTCCGATCTGCACGAGGACTGCAGCATCGTCTACCAGGTCGACTGCATCTCCGCCCGCGACCTGACCGACCCCGACTCCTACGGCACCCAGGACCAGATGGAGTGGCTCGGCGACAAGGCCCGCGAAGTCCTCATCGGCCGCGACCCGGGCACCCGGCGCTGGCTCCACGACCTGACCGTGCCCGACGCCCGCGTCATCGCCCGCGCTCCCGACGCGGAAGCGGGGGGAACACCCGACGCCGCCGATGGAATCATGAGCAGTGCAAGCCGGTACAGGTTCGACCTGACCAGCGCCTGACCCGATTCAGGCACGTACAACCGCACCGCGGCGGGACCCCACGCGGACGCCACCACCACAGGTGGCCGCCACCCATACACACCGTGTAAGGGGCCGGGTCCCAGCGACCGCGAAGGCCCCGGGACCAAGGGGCCCACGAAATGCTGCTTCCGAAGCCGAAGAAATACATGAGGCGCGGCACGTCGAAGTTTTTCTTCGTGCCGAACGTCGTCGCCGACGACATGCTGCCCACGCGCAGCGAGATCTCTGCCGGCACCGAGTTCTCCGCGTACATCGCCGCGATGGACGGGTGGACGGTCGCCAACCAGGAGATCGACACGCCGGACATGGCGGACACCTACGACTCCACCATCCCCGGCAGCGACAAGGCCGACTCCAGCAGCTTCACGTTCTACGAGGACGAGGAAGACGCCGACCTGGAGCAGCTGTTCGCGAAGGGCACCAACGCCCACATCGTGATCATGCGTAAGGGCGACGTCCCCGCGAACAACTCGATGGACGTCTTTCCGATCCGGGTCGCCTCCCAGTCGCCGCAGTACACCGCCGACAATGAGGCCGCGAAGTTCATGGCCACCTGCTCCATCACCTCCCGCCCGCTCCAGGGCGCACCGGTGCCCGCGGCCGGCACGGACGAAGTCCAGACCATCACCATCACCGGCACCCCCACCGGCGGTACGTACACGCTCACCTGGTCCGGGCAGACCACTTCGGCCATCCCGTACAACGCTGCCGCGGCCGCGGTGCAGTCCGCGCTCGAGGCGCTGTCGAACCTCGCGTCCGGCGACGTCGTCTGCGCGGGCGGCCCGCACCCGGGGACCCCGATCACGGTCACGTTCGGCGGAGCCTACGACGGCGCCGACGTCCCGCAGATGACCGCGACCGCGACCCTGACCGGCGGCACCAGCCCCGCCGTCACGGTGACCACGACCACGCCGGGCGGCTGACCCCAGCCGGACCGCAACACCCCCTCTACGCCCGGCCGGGCCCCGACGTTCGGGAAGGGGCGCCTGTGGCGCCCGGCCGGGTCCCCTTCCCGAACCGGAGGACCCACCCGTCATGACCACCACCCGGACCCGCCAGACCACCACCCCCCAGCCTCCGCCCGCGCAGGCTGTGGCCGCCGACGCGCACTGGTCCGACAAGATGAACCGGCTCCGCAACCGGGCACTCGCCGAGACGACGTTCGTCATCTGCGACGACCAGGCCGTCCGCGACCGCCACAACCGGGCCAGCCGGGCCTTCGACATGGCCGAGGCGTACGCCAAGGCCCACCCCGAGGACGCCGAGGCAGCCGCCGACCTGGCCACCGCAACCGCAGAGCGAGACGCGGCCAAGGCCGCCTACGACGAGACGTCTATCGCCATCCGGTTCCGCGCGCTGCCCCGCCCAGCCTTCGAAGTCCTGTTCAAGGCGCACCCGGCGTCCGAGGCGGAGACCGAAGAGGGCAAGGAGTGGGGCGAGGGCTACCCGGCCGCGCTGATCGCCGCATCGTCCGTGGACGGCATGACCGAAGCCGAGGCGCGTGAACTCCTGGACTCCTGGTCCCTCGCCGAGGCGAACGCCATGTTCAACGCCGCCCTCGGGGTGCAGCACACCACCCGGGCCGACCTGGGAAAAGGCTGACCGATGACCCACGGTTCCGCGCCGAGATGGCCCTGTGCCACGAGTACCGCATCCCGTACTCGCTTTTCCGGGGCCTTGGCGACGGCACCTGGTCGGCCGGCGACCGGGCCAAGGCCCTCGCCTACTCCGACTACCTGCGCGGGACCTGCCCGCAGTGCGGCACCCGCGAGTCGGAGTGGGTCGACGAGCAGGGCGAATACGTGGACGCCTACGTCGCGATCACGCACAACTGCTTCGGCTGCGAGGAGCTCGCCATGAAGCAGAAGGAGATCCCCGAGGGGCAGGCCGGGGCCGGCCTGAAGGTCTTGCTGCTGCCGGCGTACATCCACGCCGCGCAGCAACTGGCCGCCGAACTCGGCGCCCAGTAACCGCACACCGCACGAGTCGAGCAGCGAGGGAGGAGCGTACCGGTGGCCAACTGGAACCTGTCCGTGGACATCCGCGGGCACGGCAACGACCTCGCCCAGTCCCTGAAGTCCTCGGCGAAGCACGCCCGGACCCTCGCAAACGCCGCCCGTACCGCCAAGACCGAGGTCAAGGAGCTCGGGCAGGCGTCCGAGTCGGCCACCCGGCACCTGCGGACCCTGGGCCGCGAAGCCCGTACGGCAGGCCGCAACCTGACCCGGCTGGGAGCAGGCGCCCAGACCGCGGCCCGCCATCTCGGCCGCTACGGGGACGCGGCGCAGCGCGCCCAGCGGCACGTCAACACCCTCGGCGACCACTCCCGCACCACCGCCCGGCAACTCGCCAGCATGTCCGGGCAGATCAACACCGCCGTCCGGGACCTGCTGCGCCTGGCCGACGCGGCCCGCCGCGCCGACTCCCGCCTGACCCGGGTCGGCGGCGGAAGCGTCCGCGGCCTGCGCCGCATCGGCGACGAGTCCGGGCGCGCCCGGCGCCAGCTCATGTCCCTGGCCACCCTCCTTACCGGCGGGGCGTTCGTCATCGGCGGCGCCGAGCTGCTGAAGATGGGCGGCGAGCTCCAGCAGTCGATGAACGCGTTCGGGGCGACGACCGGCGCGACCGCCATGCAGATGAAGCGCGCGTCGGCGACCGCGAACCAGCTCGGCAACGACCTCTCCATCCCTGGCGCCACCGCAGCGGATGCCGCCGAGGCCATGGTGGAGCTCGCCAAGGCCGGCTTCCGTACCGACCAGGCCATCTCCTCCACCCGGGCCAGCCTGATCCTCGCCTCCGCAGCCCAGGTGAACGCGGCCGACAGCGCGAAGTATCTCGGCGACATGATGGACCAGTTCGGGATGGGCGCCGACCAGGCAGGACAGGCCGCCGACACCCTCGCCGCTACGGCAAATGCCGCAAGTGGTGACATTATTGACATTTATTTCGCAATGAAATATGCGGGTCCGGTCGCCCACGGGCTCGGCGTCAGCATGCGCGAGACCGCCGCCGCGGTCGGCATGCTCGGCAAGGCGGGCATCCTCGGCCAGACCGCCGGTACGACGTTGCGCGGCATGATGGCCAACCTGGCCGCCCCCACCCCCCAGATGATCAAGGGCCTGAAGGCCATGGGCATCGAAGCGTGGGACGCCCAGGGCGGCTTCAAGGGCCTGCGCTACGTCATCGACGGCCTGTCCAAAGCCCAGCACAAGATGTCGCAGAAGGACTTCGCGGCCGCCGTCAAGCAGTCCATGGGCAAGCCCGCCATGTCCGGCGCCATCGCCCTCGCCCACCAGGGCGTCGACTCCTTCGACAACCTCATGGCCGCCGTGTCCGACACCGGCGCCGCCGCCGAGATCGCCGCCGCCAAGGGCAAGGGCCTCGCCGGCGCCATGCTCCAGCTCAAGACCCAGGCCAAACAGACCGGCCTGACGATCTACCAGGGCATGGCGCCCGGCCTGGAGTTCCTGACCCGCGGCATCACCAAGGGCCTCTCCACCGCCACCCCGAAGATCGAACAGTTCTTCCAGCACATGAACGACTTGGGCTCGGTCTTCGGACCGGACCTGCTCTCCGCCGCCCGCGCCGAGTTCGCCGGCATCAAGTCCGAAGCCAAGGGCCTGGCCGAACCGTTCAAGGACCTCGCAAGCGAAGGCATCGCCGACTTCTTCCACCTCATCATCAACGCCGGTCAGATGGTCATGGACGTCCTCGGCAACCTGGCCGACGGCGTCCAGCCCGTCGTGTCCGCCTTCGGCGACCTCACCGGCGAGGGCAGCACCGTGGCCTCCAGCCTGGACATCGTCGTCGGAGCCCTCGACCTCCTCATGACCGCCGTATCCGCGGTCTCCGTCGTCCTCGGCCCGATCGGCCACCTCGTCGGCACACTCGTCTCCGCGTTCGGGGCGCTGCCCGGCCCGATCCAGCAGTTCGTCCTCGCCGCGATGCTGACCTCCCGGATCCAGCCGCGTCTGACATCGCTCGCCACCACCGTCCGCGGCAGCGTCACCGGCGCCTTCCGATCGTTGAGCGGGCAGATGGCCGTACAGCGGTCACTGGCCGCCGCGGCCGGCGTATCCCTGACCCGGTACGGCGCAGCGTTCGCCGTTCTCCAGACCCGAGTCCCGATCATCGGCCGGATGGGTGCCGCGTTCCGCACCGCCTCCACCACAGGCACCGGCTTCACCGGAACCCTCCGCGGAATCGGCGCCGCAGCCGGGACCGCCGCCCGCGGACTCGGATCCGGCCTCATGGGCGCCCTCGGCGGCCCCTGGGGCCTGGCCATCACCGCAGCCACCATCGGGCTCGGCTTCCTCGCCACCAAGCAACAGCAGGCCGCCCAAGCCGCCGCCGAGCACCAGCAGCAGATCAGCAGCCTCTCCCAGGCACTGCGCGACTCCAACGGCGCCGTGGACGATTCGGTGCGCTCCATCGCCACCGAGAACCTGATGCAGCAGAAGATCAAGACGACGCTGGACGGGCAGAAGCGTCTCGTCGACCTCGCGCGGACCGCGAAGGTCCCGATGTCGGAACTCGTCGACGCCTACACCAACCAGGGCACCAGCCTCGGCAAGCTGCAAAAGCACCTCGAGGACGTCGCCGCAGCCAACCATGACTGGGTCCTTGACCCCGAGTCCGGTGTCGGGGGCGACGCCCTGAACAAACAGGGCCAGGCCGCCGACGACCTGCGCAAGGGGCTGTCCGGTCTGTCCGGCGACTTCAAGAAGGCGGCCGCCGACGCCCGCGACTACAACGAGGGCGTCAAGGGCGCCAGCGACGGGGTCAGCGCCTACGACCGGCTCAAGGGTGCTGTCGGCGCGCTCGCCGACAAGACCGCGGACGCTGACTCCCGCACCCGGGCCCTGCGCGAGGCCCTTGATTTGCTGTCCGGCGGCAGCGTCTCTCTCCAGGCCGCACAGGCCCGGGTGAACGAAGCGCTCACCAACGCCAACGAGTCACTGGCCAACGGCGTCGACCACGCCGACGGCTACGGCAAGGCGCTGCTGAAGCAGAACGGCCAGCTCGACACCGCCAGCAAGAACGGCCAGAACCTCTTCAACACCCTCAACACCGTCGCCGACGGCTCCGCGAACGCCGCGGTGGCCGCCTACGAATTCGCCGACTCGCAGGGCAAGGGCCTCAAGGAGTCGATGGCCGCAGCCAGCGGCGAGATGGAGAAGTCCCGCAAGGCCGCGATCGACCTGATGGGCAGCTACGGGCTGACCGCGGAGCAGGCGGCCACGGTCGCCGACTCGATGGGCCTGATCCCCGGCCAGGTGTCCATCCTGCTGTCCGCTCACGGCGTCGACTCCACCCTCGCCGAGCTGATGGCGGTGCAGGCGGAGTTCAAGGCGGTGCCGAATGCGAAGACCATCAAGGTCGACGCGCTGGGCGAGGACGCGAAGCGGGAACTGGAAGATCTCGGCTACAAGATCGAGCTGATTCCCGGCACCCGCGAATACAAGATCACCGCTCCGACTGCGGCAGCCCGGGAACAGCTCAACCTGCTGATCGGGAAGATGGCCGAGACGCCGGACGACAAGGACATCACGGTCGATGCCAGGACGGCCGCGGCCATCGTCGAACTTGAGGGTGTGAAGAAGAAGGTCGCGTCCACCAAGGGCAAGACCATCACCGTCAACGCCCCGACCGCGCAGGCCCGCGCCCAGTTGGAAGCCCTCGGATTCAAGATCAAGAGCACCAAGGGCAAGAAGGTCGTTGTATCCGTCCCCACCGGCAGCCAGCAGGCCAACGTGGCCGCCCTGGCCCGCGCCATCGCCTCGCTGCGGGACCGAGCCATCACGATCACGACCAACAAGGTCACCAAGTTCTCCACCGTCGGCGCCCCCGGCAGCGGCGGCATCGCGGTCGCCAAGCGGGACTACGCGGACGGCGGCGTCGTCGACTACTACGCGCGCGGCGGCATTCAGCGCGGTGGCGTACGCCGATTCGCGGGCGGGTCCGAGAACCACGTCGCGCAGATCGCCCCCGGCGGATCGTGGCGCGTGTGGGGGGAGCCGGAGACGCAGGGCGAGGGCTACGTCCCCTTCGCCCCCTCCAAGCGGCCTCGCTCCCGCGCCATCACCGAGGAGATCGTGCGCCGCCTCGGCGGTGACGCGAACAGCATCGAGTGGAACGCCGACGGCTCCGTCACCGACTGGCGCTACGACCCCACCACCGGCTCCCTGTACTCCGCCTCCGACGCAGGGCAGTCCGGTCACAAGACGAAGAAGGTCAAGACCAAGGGCAAGGGCAAGTGGACGACCAAGGAAGTCGAGTATTTCGACATCACCGCGGTCGAGAAGAAGCTGAGGTCCGCCGCGAAGGCCACCACCGCCTGGAACAAGGACCTGGAGGCCGTCGCCCGGCGCGCCGGCGGGGACGTCGCCGACGCACTCGCCGCGATGGGCGAGGACGGCATGAAGCTGGCCCACAAGATGGCCACCGGCTCCACCAAGTACATCAACGACATGTCCAAGGCCCTCCGCGACCTCCAGAAGACCGCCAAGGCCACGCTCGAGGACTACACCCGCCAGCTCGGCAAGGCCAACACCCTGAACAAGACGTTCTCCGACAACCTGGCCAAGCTGGCCGCCGAAGGTTTCGGGGATCTGGCCTCCCAGCTTGCCGCGGAGAACGACCAGGCCGCCCAGGACCTCGCGGCCGCCGCGGTCAAGGACAAATCGAAGGCGTCCAAGGCGAACGCTGCGGCGAAGACCGCGAACAACGCGCTCACCGCCGACGAGGTGTCCGAACTCGTCTCCATCATCGCCGCGATCAAGACGAGTAAGACCGGCATCCACGACGTCGCCGCCACCACCGCGCTCGGCGAGGACGAGATCATTGCCGTGGCCAACAAAGCCAAGGGGCAGATCGGCAAGAGCCTCGGAACCCGGGCCACCCAGTTCCTGGCCGACCTGGGCCGCGCGAACAAGCACCTCTCCTACGCCGACGGCGGCATTCGGGCCGGGATCTACGCCACCCAGGGCGGCGTCGTGCGTTTTGCGGAGCCGGAGACGCACGGGGAGGGCTACGTACCCCTCAGCCCGTCCAAGCGGCGCACCGCCCTGCCTGTGCTCGCCGACATCGCGCACCGCTTCGGCCTGGGCATCACCGACGTCGCCGCGTCCCGGGCCGTCGTCATCATCCGCCAGGGCGGCGACACCCACGTCAACGTGACCGCGGTCCGCACCGGCGCCACCGCATCGGACATCGGAGCGCAGGTCGGACGCAGCGTCCGCCGCGCCCGCAGGGGAGGGGTGGCCGCCCGTGCCGCTGGCTGAGCTGTCTGACTGGCAGTACGACATCGGAGGCGTCGTCATCGGCGCCGGCACCAACGTGCAGGTCATCGAGACCACCGGCCTGGGCCGACCCCCGGTTCGGGACAACGACATCGACCAGCCGTCCATGGACGGCTCGTTCGCCGGCCCCGACTACTGGGCAGCGAGGCAGATCCAGTTCGATGCCGCGATCCGTGTCCCGGGCAATCCGGAAGCCTGCCACGACCTGGTCGCAGCGCTCCAGGCTGCTACCGACCCGGCCGCGGTCCGTCTGGTCGGCGGGCAGGGCCTGACGCTGCGGATGAAGCGGCCCGGCCGGGCGGTCAAGCAGCTCACGGTCCGCGCCCGCAAGCTCGACCCCGAGTACAAGCAGGTCGTCCACGGCTACGTGCCCCTGGACATGGAGTTCCTGGCTCACGACCCGGTCTTTTACGCGGACAGCGACAGCGTCACCGACGTGCCGATCGGCTGGCTCACCGGCGGAGGATTCGCCGCTCCCGTGGTCGCCCCGATCTACGTGCAGGACGGCACGGTGGCCGCGGACCGGCCCGGCTGGGCCGTCAACGACGGCGACGCCGACGCCTGGCCCATCCTGCGGATCTACGGGCCGTGCGCGACCGTCACCGTCATCCACGCCGAGTCCGGGCGCTCCCTGGCCATGCCCACCCTCTCTCTCGCGGCCGGCCAGTGGGTGGAGATCGACACCCGGCCCGGTTACCGCACCGTCACCCGGGAGAACGGCGGCAACGCCTCCTCCACCCTTTCCCCGGCCTCCCGCATCGACTTGTTCTCCCTGCCCCCCGGCCAGTCCGAGCTCCGGTTCACCGCGTTCGACAACACGAACACCTCTCACATGCGCGTGACCTGGCGCGCCGCCTACATCGCCCTCTGAGGAGAGCCGACATGACCCTGTTCGCCCGGCCCATCCTCACCAACGGGGCCACCCACCCCGCCCAGCAGTTCCGCATGCTCGTACGCGACCTGGCCTCCGGCGCCGAAGGCATCACCCAGGGCGACGACCTGAAAGTCCTTCAGCGGACCACCCCGGGTGCCGGCGTCACCGTCGGGGACGGCTCCGGCGTGATCCGCGGCCGCGTCAACACCTTCCAGGGCCACTACTCGGCCTGCAACATCGGCACCACCGACGTGCCCATCAGCGCCACCGGCGGCAGCGCCCGGTCCGACATGGTCATCCTGCGGATCGAGGACCCCGAGTACGAGGGCAGCGTGAACCCGGTCACCGGGAACGTGGCCTACTTCCAGGTCATCTCCGGCGTGTCCTCATCCGCGACGACGATCCCGGACGGACGCACCGGCATCCCGCTGGCCCGGATCGACATCCCCTCGAGCACGTCCACGATCACCAGCGGGATGATCACGGACCTGCGGAAGGTGGCCAACCCGCGCCGCGAACGCGCCCTGAAAATCCAGTCCCCGTCCTCCCTGTCCACCGACATCAGCGGCACCAGCAGCACCTGGACGACCTTCTCCACCGCCGCAGGCTGGCCCATCGACATCCCCGACTGGGCGACCACCGCCGTCCTCTCTCTGGCCGTCGGACAGATCCGCTACAACACCGCCGCCTTCTTCGGCGGCCTGCGCGCCACCTTCGGACTGCTGGCCACCATTCAGGCCGTCAACCTCGACGACAACGCCTCCGGCACCCGGCGCGGCACCGTTGTCCTCGGTGACACCATCACCCTGCCGATCGGCTACCGCGGCTCCACCCAGACCCTGCGCTTCCAGGCAGCCGGATTCGCCGGCAACGCGGGCAAGGTGGGCGTCGACGGATCCACCACCCTGATCGCGGACATCGAGTTCGTTGAGGCGCCACGATGACCGTTCCAGACCGGATCCTTACCCAGAACGCGCTCACCGGGACGTGGCTGGCCACCGCGCTGCCCGTCGTCGATCTCGAGTACGGCGACGAACTCAACGGACCCGGATCGTTCAGCGGGCGCCTGTCGCCCCGCCTGGTTGCCTCCGACCCGGCGGTCGTCGACCCCGGCAACACCCTCATCTACGTCGAATCCGGCGGACAGCTCCAATGGGGCGGCCTGATCTGGGACGTCCGCGCCCAGGGCAACGACTACGCCATCGAAGCCGCGTCGTGGTCGTCCTACCTGCAAAAACGCTACGACTTCGACGGGGAGCACGGGGGCCGCGGCCCCTACACGTACGCGGACCGCTGCCAGGTCCTGCGGAACATCTGGACCTACGCGCAGTCCATCGACGACGGCGACCTCGGCGTCGTCGTCGACTCCACCACCTCCACGGCCACGATCGGCACCCCCGAGGACGTCTACCACTCCAATTGGTGGGAGATGCCCCGCCTCGGCGACCAGGTCGACGACCTCGTCTCGGGCGACGCCACCCCCGACTACACGTGCGCCACCTCCTGGAACACCGCAAAGACCGACGTCGTCAAACGCATCCGGCTCGGCTGGCCGCGCCTTGGCGCACGCCGTACGGACATCAGTTTCTCCTCCGGCGTGAACATCGTCGACGAGCCCGAGGACGGCCTGTCCGGCGACGAATATGCCCAGGTCGTCGGTGCGGCCGGTGCCGGAGAGGGCCGCTCCCGCCTTCGTCAGTTCTCCGCCGTCCGCAACGGGCGGCTGCGCCACGAGCACGTCCTGGACCTCCCGGACGTCAACGGCAACGACATCCTCAAGACCCGTGCCAGCGAGGAACGGACCTGGCGGCAGACCACTGTGCGCGGCAGCGTCGACCAGGTCATCGTCCGCGACACGGCGGCCGCCCCGTTCGGCTCCTACCAAGCCGGCGACGACGTCTTCGTCCGCGTGAACAACCCGTGGACCGCATACGCGGGCTGGTGCCGGATCACCGGCTGGACCCGCAAACCGCAGGCCCAGGGCGGCCCCCAGACCGTCATCGGCCTCAAGCCCGCCGACAGCTACCAGTACGGGGGCGTGTGATGGACATCGGCCGCGAACTCCACCACCTCCAAAAGCGCCTGGAGGTGGTGGAGCGCGCCCCACGCCTCAACCACTCCTCACTGGAAGGCACCGCGCTCACCGTCAACGACAGCGCCGGCACGGTCCGCGCCGTTCTCGGCGTTCAGGGCGACGGCACCGTCGGCGTCCAAGCGGTCAACGGACCGCCCCCGCCGGCGCCGTCGGATCCGATCGTCGCGTCCGTCATCGGCGGCGTCACCGTCTCCTGGAACGGCCTGTTCGCGGGCGGGGCGGTCATCCCGATGGACTGGCAGCGCGTCGAGGTCCACGCCTCCATCACCCCCGTCTACACCCCGGTCCCCGCCACGCTGGTCACCACCATCGAGACCGCGCAGGGCGCCACCGTCGTCCACGCCTGCGACACCCCCGTCTACGTCCGCCTGGTGGCCCGCAACACCTCCGGCAGCGCCTCCCCGGCCTCCGGGACGGTCGGCCCGTACGGGCCGGCGCCGGTCGTCGCGGACGACATCATCGACGGCGCCGTCACCACGCTGAAACTGGCCGACGACGCGGTCACCGCAGCGAAAGTCGCGACAGGGGCCATCGAATCGGACGCCATTGCGGCGGCCGCCGTCACCGCAGCGAAGATCGGCGCGAACGCTGTCGTCCTGGGAAAGATCGCCTCCGGTGCCGTCGACCTGAACACCCTCACCGGGCCCCTCGCCGACACCGCCAGCCAGCGCTACGCCGACCTGTTCCGTGACGCGACCGCCTGGCAGCAACTGTCCTCCTCATCCGGCGGATCCTTCACCGTCAACACCACCCCCGCCGGGACCCCGTCCGGCGGCGGCCGCCTGATCGCCACCGGAGACGTCCAGGTCGCCTCCACGGCTTTGATCCCGCAGGACTCGGACACCCTGTACCGGGTCATGGTCCGCGTCCGCGCGACTGCGCAAGACCCCTCGGGAGCGGCGACCGTCTACATCGGTGCGGTCGGTGTCGCCCAGGACGGCACCACCCTCGTCAACCGGGCCGGCGCCGCCTCCAACACCACCCAGCACTACTGCTGCGCCGCCGGATCGACGCTGGGCACCGCGAGCGGCTGGACGACGTACGTCGGCTGGATCCAGGGCCACTCCGGGACGGGGGTGACGGCCCCGGCCGGTCCGGCGACCGACCCACGCGTCCCCGAGGTCACGCACGCCGACGTCCGCTACCTGCGCCCCATGATCTGGCTGAACTTCGGCAAGGCCACTTCCGCGGTGATGGAGGTCGAGGCCGTCACGGTGGAAGCCATCCGCACCGGGGTGGTCGGCTCCACCAACCTGATCACCGGATCCGTCACGGCCGGCGCCATCGCGACGGACGCTGTCACGGCCGGGAAGATCGCCGCGGATGCGGTCACGGCACGGGAGATCACGGCCGGGTCGGTCAACACCGCGGAGCTCGCCGCAGGTGCGGTCACGGCAACGGAGATCGCGGCGAACGCCGTCACGGCCGGGAAGATCGCCGCATCACAGGTCACAGCAACCCACCTCGCCGCGAACTCCGTCCTGGCCGCTTCGATCGCCGCGGACGCAGTGGCGGCCGGGAAGATCGCGGCGGACGCGGTGACGGCACGCGAGATCGTCGCCCTGGCCGTGACCTCTGCCGAACTGGCCGCGAACTCCGTCATCGCAGGCAAGATCGACGCAGGTGCGGTCACCGCGACCGCGCTGACCGTCGGCCTCTCCCAGGCCATCGCCTCGAAAATGGTCGACGCCATGGGGGACTCCACCCTGTGGACGCAGACCGCGGACTCCGGCACCCTCACCTGGCTCACCGGCGTGAGCGACGCCGCCGCCGGCGGAACCGTCGCCCAGGCCGCCGGCCCGGTCACCATCGAACGCAACGTCAACACGCCCTACGACCCAGACACGATGTACCGGGTCACCGCCCGCGTCCGGACCACCGTGGCGCCCTCCGCGGGCACCGCGAACGTGTCCATGGGCCTGATCGGTGTCGCCGCCGACGGCACCACCCGGGTGTCCTCCACCGGCGCGAATGCCGTCACCACCGGGCAGCACTTCATCGCCGCGAACGCCGTCACCGTCAGCGTGGGGACGACGTGGACGACGTTTACCGGATATGTCCAGGGCACCGCCGCCACCGGCACCACGACCGCCTGCCCCGACCCCAAAGCCCCGGGCAGCCTCCACACCAACGTCCGCTACGTCCGTCCCGCGGTCCGCCTCCTGACCAGTGCCACCGGCGGCACCATGCAGGTCGACCAGGTCACCGTGGAGACCCTGCCGACCGGCGTGGTCAACACCGTCAACATCGCCGACGGTGCGATCACCGCCGCGAAGATCACGGCCGGGGCCGTCGACGCGACCGCACTGTCCGCAACCGCCATCACCGGAAAGACCATCACCGGCGGAACCGTCACCGGCGCCCTCGTCCAGACCGCGAGCAGCGGGCAGCGCATCACCCTGAACGAGTCCTCCGCCAACAAGATCCTTGTCTACAACTCCTCCGGCACCGTGATCGGTGAACTGTCCGCATCGGGCCTGACCGTCAAAGGCACCAACGGCTCCGTACTCCAACTGGACCCGAGCAACGCGTTCCCGAATCTGAAACTGACCAACGTGGGCGGCACCAACAGCGCCGTCATCAACGTCAGCGGCGCCGCCGCCGTCCTCGGCATGAACTCCGGCCAGTTCACCGCCGGATCCTTCACCGACATGAAGTGGCGGACCATCCTCGGATACGAGTCCGGCACCGACTTCTGGTGCGCGGAACGGGTCCGCGACTCGGATACCACCGTCTACCTCGGCGGACGCACCTTCCTGGACAGCGCCCACGCAAGCATCGGGTTCCGCAACTCCGCCGACCCCACCCAGGACGCCTACCTCTACCTCCAGCAAGGCATCGGACAGCTCACCAAAGCACGCCTCGAAGTATCCGCCCCCGCGTCCTCGAGCACCGCCCTGTACGTCAACGCCGACACGGGCCACACCGGCAGCCTCCTGCGCGCCCAGCTCAACGCGGTCGACAAATTCAAGGTCGACACGACCGGCAACATCACGGCCGCCGGCGGAGCAACCATCGCAGGCAGCGCCACCATCACCGGCGACCTTGCCGTCACCGGCGTCGGCAACCGGCAAACCAAACGCCGAACTACCGACGCCACCCGGGCCAGCAGCGTCACCCCCACCACCGACACCCAGATCACTTTCGCTGTCGACGCCAACGCTGTCTACGTGATCGACGGCTACATCAAGTACTCCGGCACCAACGACTTCCTCATGGGGTGGACCTTCCCCACCGGCAGCCTCGGGGAATGGCAAGGTCTCGGCAACGGAACCACCGTGGTCTCCGGCACCAATACCAACGCCACCCAGCAAGACGTCTCATCGGTCTGGGGCTACACCGTCCGCACCGAGTCGACCGACATCGCCAACACACGCACCTACGGCGGCATCAGCACCACCCCGTTCGGCATCCAGGTCCGCGGGCTCATCAGCATCGGATCCACCGCCGGAACGCTCGCCCTCCAGTGGGCACAAGGGACCTCCGGCGCCACCGTGACCACCCTCTACACCGACTCCCACATCCGCATCGAGAAAGTGGCCTGATCATGGAATTCCCGAGCAACGTGTTCACCTGCCCCAGCGTGCACGACGAGAACCCGACCATCGTCAGCGTGCACGTGCAGTCCGACAACGGCCGCGTGGACGAGACCGCCCTGGCCCACGTCATCCAGCAGTGGCTCATCGACAACGGGCCGGACTTTGCGTCCATCATCGCCGAGCGGCACGAGCAGATCTTCCCCATCACCCCGATCCCCCTGCCCTGAACGAGCAGCGGGGGCAATACACGCCCCGTCAGGCCGTAGCCTGAGATCACCGGGCGACCCTCCGCCCGCCACCGCACCGCCCCCCGAGGGACGATCGCACCACAGCGGTCCGCCACGAACATCAGCTCAGGCGCGGGGAGTGCAGGAGCACGGGCGGGTGCCCGACCTCGACATCAAGCAGTACGACGTCACCGGCCAGCTCGGCCGGCACCTCGTGCTCGACCCGCGCAGCCTCGCCTACCGGCGCCGCTACGACGGCGGCTCGCTGCGCCCCACCGCCTGGCAGCCCAAGATTCCGGTCCTGGACCAGCAGGACCTGATCGCCCAGGGCATCCGCACCAGCACCCTGTCCGACGGGGTCGACGACGTCGACGCGCTCGGATCGTGCACCGCCAACGCGGCGACCGCGCTGGTCTCCGTCCTCCACGACGCCGACACCCTCGCCGCGGCCGGCCTGGACGTCAACGACGGCGCGGCCGCCGAACGCTGGGCGATCGGCCTGTACGCGGAAGCCACCCGCGCCGACCAGTGGCACGACCAGCAGTGGCCCAACGACGACTGCGGCTCCTCCGGCCTCGGCGTCGCCAAAGCACTGCGCTCCCGCACCCTGATTGACCAGTACGGGCACGCCACCACCGCCGAGGAGCTCTGCCAGCTCCTGCAGACCGGCCCGGTCCTCATGGGCCTGCCCTGGCACGAAGCGTTCTTCGAGCCGTCCGGCCCGAACGCCCTGCTCGACGACTGCGACGGCTGGCAGGACTCGCCCGTCGCCGGCGGCCACGAAGTCTGCATCACCGCCCTCGAGGACGTCGTCCGCGACGACACCGGCACCGGCCTCGACTACGCCCGCACCATCCTCCGCGTCCAAAACTCCTGGTCAGCGACTTGGGCGGACCAGGGCTGCTTCCGCATGTCCCTGGACGTCTACCGGGCTCTCCGCGACCAGACCGACTTGGTCCAACCCAGGCTCGACGCCTCCCGATAACCCCCTCCCCGCCCCCTGAAAAGGAGAACCGGCCATGGGCGAAACCCGCCCCCTCGAGGACGACATCAGTCAGGACCGGCAGGCCGCGCTGCTCACGCAGTCCGGCAACGGCCCGACCGTCTCGACCGAAGAAGAACTCCTGGCGGCCGAGTTCGGCCCCGCCGACGACCGCGGCGTCTACGGCGCCCCGTGGCTCGAGGCGATCGGCCAGCGCCAGTCGCCCGATTCCGCGGACAGTGACAGCCCGCGCAGTCTCGGCGGCAACACGGGCGGCCTGGAGAAGATGATCCGGGCGATGGAAGCCTGGCTCGGCACCGGCGAGCCCAACGCCATCCAGGACTGGTACCGCGAACGCAACGGCCCCGCGTATGCCGGGAACTTCGCCTGGTGCGACGCCACCGTCACCGTCAGCGCGTACGCCTCCGACAACTACGGGGCGGTCTGCCTCGGCAAGGACTACGCGTACACCGTCGCCCACGCCGCCGCGTTCAACGCGGCCAAGCAGTGGACGCCGATGACCGACGGCATCCTCAAGTCCGGGATCCGCCGCGGCGACATCATCTTCTTCGACTGGGACGCCTCCTCCGAGATCGGCGCGATCGACCACGTCGGTGTCGTCACCAGCGTCTCCAGCGACGGCAAGTACGTGTACACGATCGAGGGCAACTCCGCGAACGTCTGCGCACGCCGCGTGCGCGTCGTCCACGACATCGCCGGCTACGGACGCCCCAAGTACCCGGCCGTCACCGGCGTCACCGCCTCCACCCCGGCCCGATACAAGGTCACCATCAACGGCCTGGAGTACGGATACGGCGCCAAGGGCACCCAGGTCACCGCGGTTCGCAAGGCCCTGTCGAAGGCCGGGTTCGCGAAGAACGCCACGGCCGGCGAGGGCGAGGCATGGGCGGACGCCGACACCAAGAACTTCTCCGACTTCCAGAAGTCCCTCGGCTACAAGGGCACCAACGCAGGCCAGGACGCAGACGGCGTCCCCGGCGCGACCAGCCTCGTCAAACTCCTCGGCTCCCTGCCCAAGAAGCCCGCACCCAAGCCCGCCCCGAAGCCCGCCCCCGTGTACGAGCCGTTCCCCGGCAAGGCCTTCTTTCACGGCGGCCGCCACAGCCCGATCATCACCGCGCTGGGACGGCGCCTGGTCGCCCTCGGCTTCGGCCGGTACTACACGACCGGACCCGGCCCTGACTGGACCAACGCGGACCGCCGCTGCGTCCAGGCGTTCCAGCAGGCGCAGGGCTGGACCGGCGACGACGCCGACGGCTACCCGGGCCCCAAGACCTGGGCACTCCTGAAGATTCCCAAGGTTTGACCACCCCCCGCCCCATCCCTCAGAAGGAGACCGCAGTGTCCCCGGTAAAGATTCTCGGGCGTGAGCCCGCCACGGTCCTCGCGCTCATCGCGATCTGCGTGAAGCTGACGGCCGCGTTCGGCTGGAACGCCTCCGCCGACACCCAGGCCTGGGTCAACGGTGCGGCCGCGGCCGCCGTCGGCGTCCTCGTCGCCATCATTGCCCACGACGCGGTCGGCGCCGCGGTGGTCGGCTTCGCGCAGGCCGCTCTCGCTCTGGCCGTCGGCCTGGGCCTGGACTGGTCCTCGGAGCGGCAGGCCGTGGTCCTGACCGCGGTCACCATCGTCGTCGGCATGTGGGACCGGACCCAGGTCACCGCCCCCGTCCCGGCCGCCGCCGTGCGGTCGGTGCAGGCCTGAACTTAGGAGCCGCTGTGGGCGACGAGCCGACCAACGGGGAGCTGGCTCGTCGCCTCGACGCCGGATTCGAGGACCTCAAGGACGACATGCGCACCCTCGCGGGGCGCCTGGACACCAAGGTCGACGCCAGCCTTCTGGCCCTGCAGCAGCAGGCCCAGGACGACCGGCATGCCGCAGCCGTCAACCGGATCACCGAGATCGAGAAGGCCCGAGAACGCGAAACGCAGCAGCGGCAGCAGGACCAGCGCGAAATGGAGAACCGCAGAGCAGGCGACAAACGGCTGATGCTGACCGCTCTCGTCGCCCCCCTCCTGCTCTTGCTGCTGCAGGTCTACCTGGCCAGTAAGGGGTCATCGTGAGGGAGAGATCGTGAGGGAGAGTCCGGCGTCCCGGCGGCGCAGACGGCGCATCGACGTGGTCTGGGTGGTCGGCGTCGCCTTACTGATCTCCGTACTGGGGTGGATCGTCGTCACGATGCGGGACCTGTCCGCATCCCTCCACGACGCACTCGAGGCCCGCGACGCTCTGGCCGCACAGGTCCGCCGCCTCGGCGGCACCCCCGTTACCGGCCCGGCCGGGAAGCCCGGTCAGAACGCCACCGGATCCCCGGGCAGTCCGGGGGAGAAGGGCGAGCAGGGCGACACCGGTTCACCCGGGCCGACGTCCACCGTGCCCGGCCCGCCTGGACCCGCTGGGGCCCCGGGACCGGACGGCTCACCCGGCCCGACCGGTCAGCCTGGCGCCGCCGGCCCGTCCGGAGCGGCAGGACAGGACGGCGTGAACGGCAGCGACGGCACCAGTGGACAGGACGGGACGGACGGCGCCGACGGCAAGGACGGCCAGACCTGCCCCGACGGCTACACCCTCCAACCCTCCCCGGACGATCCCGAAACCCTCGTCTGCCGCCGCACCACCACGACCAGCCCCACCCCGACCGCATCCCCGTCCCCCTCCGACACCTCCCTGCTAGGCGGCCTTCTGCGCCTGGTAGCCCACTGACGAAAGGAGGCCACCATGGCCATCCCCTCCCTGCGCCGCCCCCGGCATGACACCACCCCCGTCATCGCTGTCGTGGTGGTCGTGATGCTGTGCCTGGCCGGCCTGCTCGTCTGGCAGAACACCAAGGCCCAAGACCGTCTCGCCACCCTCCGCTCCGGGCAGACCACCGGCCTGGCCCAGCGCACCGACCAGCAGCAACTCACCTGCGCCTTGTGGGCAATCCTCCGCGCCGACGCTGCGGCGAAGGTGTCCGACGCCGTCCGTACGGCCGCCGACAAGATCTGCTCCACCGTGCCCACCCCCACCCCGTCCCCCTCCTCGACCCCGTAACGCCGCATCGACCGCAAGAACTGGAGTGACCATGGCCAGCATCGTCTTCAACACCGCCCTCGCCAAGCTCGCCTACTACGCAGGGCTCCCCGCCGCGAACGACGGCCTCGTCCTGATCCCCCTGGAATCCAGCGGTCTGGAGAGCGATGCCGTCCTGCGCGACAAGGACGACTTCGCCGCCGTCGTCGCCGGAACCACGAACGAACAGTCCACCGTCGGCCGCAAGCCCTTGACCGGTGTCACCGTCACGGTCGATGACACCAACGACCGCGTCGCCCTGGCCATGGCAAGCGTCGTCTGGTCCTCGCCGACCGGGAACGCCATCGGCGCGGTCGTCATCTGCTACGACCCGGACACCACCACGGGCACCGACTCCGACCTGATCCCGCTCACCAAGCACGACCTGACCTGGTCGCCCGACGGGAACGCCTTCACCCTGTCAGGCGCCGACTTCTTCCGGGCCAGCTCCACCGCGTAGCCGTGACCAGCTTCAGCGACAACTTTGATCGCGCCGACTCCACCTCCTTGGGGGTCGGCTGGGTCGAGGTGTCCGGCGACTGGTCGATCATCTCCAACCGGCTCTCATCGGGCAGCGCAGGCGGCACGATCATCCTGCGTGCCGCCGGGGCGATGGCGTCCAACGATCACTACGCGCAGGTCACCATGGCCGCCACCACGGCGGCCAGCCACGGGCTGTGGATCCGCGGCAACAGCAACATCACCTCGGGCTACCTGTTCAGGAACGACGGATCTTCCTGGAACCTCTTCCATGTCGTCGGCGGCTCTTTCACCGTCATCGGCACCTACGCCGTCGCCGCCGTCGCCGGAGACGTCGCCAAGGTCCAAGCCGTCGGCAGCACCATCAAAGCATTCGTCAACGGGGTCGAACGGATCTCGGTCACCGACACCAACGTGCCCACGGGCACGAGCGTCGGCCTGCGCGCCGAGTCCGTGTCCGCGCTGAGGTTCGACGACTTCACCGCCGCCGATATCACCGCTGGCGCCACCCTCAGTACCTCCAGCAGCGCCGAGACCGCACAGCCGCTCACGGGAACGAAGGCGGCCACGCTCACCCCCGCCACAGAAGCAGGCACCGCACAGACCCTTGCCGGGACGAAGGCCGCGACACTCGTTCTGGCCGCACAGCAGGGCACCGCCCAGACTCTCATCGGCGGCAAGACGGCGACGCTCACCCCGGCCGGCGCAGCCGACGCAGCACAGGCCATCACCGGAGCCAAGGCGGGAGTGCTTACCCCGGCTGCTCAACAGGATGGGGCGCAGGCCCTGTCCGGAGCGAAGTCCGCCGCCATTGCATCCGCGGGCGCGACGGAATCGGCACTGCCGCTCACCGGGGCCAAGACCGCCACTCTCACGCCGGCCATCGCGCAGGACACAGCGCAGGCCCTCACCGGCATGAAGACGGCCACCCTCCTCGCCGCCGGTGCTGGCGAGGAGGCCCAGCAACTGAACGCGGCCACCACGCTGCCCACCGCCGCCAGTTCGGAGACGGCACTCCCGCTCACCGGGGCCAAGACCGCAACGCTGATCCCCGCCCTGGAGATCGACGCAGCGCGCCCGCTCACCGAGGCGTCCACCGTCGTACCCAGCCCGGAACGAACCTTCAAGATCCCCGCCGAGAACCGGCGCCACGTGGTCGCCGCCGAACAGCGGGTTCTCGTCGTAGCCGCCGAGAACCGCACCCTGACAGTGAGGTAGACCCATGGCCGCCACGACCACCTCCTTCACCCTCATCAAGGACCCTGCCGCACGGCTCGACTACACCTGGGACTGGACCGACTGGCTGACGCAGGTGGGCGACACCATCGATTCGGTCGTGATCACCCCTACGGGAGTCACTGTCGTCGGGGAGCCAGTCGTGAACGGCGCCTTCGTGACCCAACGAGCGGAAGGTGGAACCGTTGGCGACCTGGGCATGCTCGCCTGCCAGATCACCACGGTCAGCGGCCTGATCGACGAGCGGACGATCTACCTGCAGATTCAGGATCGCTGAAGGCATATGGGCTGGAGTGACACGGACAGGGTTTCCCAAGTGGAACGTACGATGGCCCCATGACCACACCCGTGAAGCCACCCGCCCCCGTCTGCGCGCCAGCGCAGGTCGGCCCGTGCGCGGGCTGCGGGCATCCCACGCACCGGTACGGGTACGGCGGCTGCCCGCTCTGCGTCGTCTGCCACGCCCCCGTCCTCGCGCTACAGGCCAAGAAGTAGGGTGCAGAAACGACGGCGCCCGGCCAATTCCCTGGCCGGGCGCCGTCGGTGGCGGATCTATACGAGTACTGAGCTCGGGTCGAACCGGTCGTAAGCCACGCCCTGCCAGATCTCCCAGTCGGTACTCGTGTGTCCAGTGCCTGCCGACTTACCGCTGACGACCCAGAACGGGCGCAGGCAGAGCGTCGTGGGCTCTGTCCGCCAGCATCCTTCCGCATGCGTCTCGGGGTAGGCGGTGTGGTTGAACTGGCCGGGGCCGTAGAGGTGGCCGCAGCAGTAGATGCGCCAGTCGATGGCACGGTGGGACTCGGGCACGCGGCGGCGGTCCATGGCGTCTTGGTAGTGGTGGCGGATGATGTGTTCGCCATGGTCTTTGGCCGCTTCAAGGGTGGTGTACACACGCAGGATCTGGTCGAACTTCTGCACGTTCCAGAGGTCGGTTCCAGCGTCTGCCATGGTCGGTGTCCTCACTTCTCGCCGTGGAGGTGGCAATCCCGGGCCGGGCCTTCGTACATGCCTGGCGAACCCGTGGTGCACCCGCAAGCGGTCAGGCTCTCGGCAAGCGGCACGAGAGCGTCCAGGTGCGCCTGAGCCTCCACCTCGTCCCGTGCCTCCTGTGCTTCAACGGCAAGGTCGTCCAGGTACTCGGCGGCCCTCTCTACGTTGTGGTCGCCGCCCATGGAGTGGATCTCCTGCGCGCACCAACGAATGATGTTCGGCCTGTCAGGCCCGTGCCAGCCTGTAATTGGTGTCATGTCAGCCCGCGCCCTGACGGAGAGGTCGTGTAGGTAGTCGGCCGCGTCCTGTACGGCCGGGCTCTCATCAACCCACCGCACTCGGTCGGCGCACCAAAGGACGACTTCCGCGAGATCGGTGCACTCGCGGGCGAAAGTGGCTGCTGCCTCCTGCTCAGAGGGCTGCGGTTGAGTCGTCATGATTGCCTCCTGCTTCGGTACCGTCTGGGTGGTGCCCCGGCTGCTTGCTTCAGCCGGGGCACCACATCATGCCTGGCGGTCACTTTCCTTTGGTTGCGAGGAAGGCAATCGGGTTGACGCCGTTGCCGTTGTCGTCGGTGGCGATCAGCCACTCGTCGAACAGGCCGTCGCCGAGGCGCTGGTTCAGCTCGTCCATGATCCAGCCGCGCACGATGGCGAGTTCCTGGGTGACGGGCTGTCCCTCCGTGGCCATCCACGCGAGGCACAGGGCCTCGTCGCTCAGCTTGGCGGCCATCTTTTGCACTGTCGTCTCGGACTGGTTGGCGCGGTGTCTGATGATCGTCTCGATGGTCCACCCCAGACGCTCAGCCTCCGCGCGGTCGATGCGGGTGCAGTTGTCGCAGGCGTGCAGGGTGTTGGAGCCCTCGCGGGTCATGACGTGCGAGGCGGGCTGGTTGCAGTTCCAGCACTTGCGGTTGGTCTTCCTGGTGGTGGTGTTCATTGCGTCTCCCCTGCTCGCCATTCCCTTATGCCCTAGAGCTTGGCCTAGGGACTTGGCTTTGTCAAGCGATTCGGCCTAGCGACTTGGCCAATCCGATGGCATGATGTGCAGCATGGACACCGCCAAGCTCGAACTTGCAGCCCAGCGCTACCGCGACGCCGAAGAGGCCCTCGATGCCGCACGGGCCGACCTGCGCGCCGAGGTCATCTCTGCACTGAGCAGTACCGAAGAGCGCGGCGCCCAGGCCCAGGCGGCACGCGTCACCGGGTGGACGCGTGAGCAGATCCGTCTACTCGTGAAAGCCGCGCGCGAAGAGTCGTAGGACATGAAGAGCCGCACGACCGGGGGATCGCTCCTGCCGAGGAAACTGACGCACCGTCGTCTTGTGTCGTCGCCGAGGGATCACGATTTCTGATCAGCGATAAGCTGCCCTACGGCTCGGCAGCAGGGGGAACGGTCGACGGCAGCGAAGCCAGACTGTCGGTATGGACTCTCTGACGGCGGCCGAGCTGATTCTCGTCAAGCATCAGCGTCGCAACATCAGCAGCTGTTTGTGCGGGTGGGCCGAGCTGGGAAAGTCCCACCCCAGGCATCAAGTCGCCATGCTTTGCGAGGCCGGACTGTTGCGTGATGAGCCGGAGGCGGCGCGGAAGTAGGGGCAACGGCGCGCTTGGCTCCGGATAATGGATATTTGGCCGAGCGACGATCAACGGTCAGGCATGCTGGGATCGTGGCATCGGACGCAGAACGCAAGCTGAACGACACCTACGGCTGGCCCGTGGAAGAGGTCGACTTCGGCCGTGAAGACGAACCGGACGTACACGGCTGCGTGCTCGTAAAGGACGTTGGCAAGGGCATAGCTGCGCGGGTGGTCGTCAGGCCAGGACTGCGCGAGGAATTGCGCGCCGGCTTCACCTCGTGGGCTCTCCAGGTCCTGGAGCACTTCATCGAGCACGGACCGGAGTTCGACGGGTGGCATGAGCGCAGCGACGGGGGCTGGCAGCTCTGGAGCCGGGTGCACGAGTTCCCGTCTGTGGACTGACGCTCGCGGCAGGATCGCCCTGGGGGATGCGCATAACGTGTGTTAAGAACGAACGGGGTAGCCTCGGATCATGGGCCACCAGATCATCAAGCAGCCAGACGGACGCCTCGCAGTCTTCTCCAGCGTGGTCGATGCCTTCGTCGTCCTGGACGCCACGCAACAGGAACTCGTCGACTGGTACGCCGAGGAAGCCGCTCGCGACGCGCGGGAGCGAACCCAGCGACTCCTGGAGAAGCTCGACACCCTCGGGTCCCAAGAGGTCTACGGGCGGCGCGCCTTGACATGGGATCAGGCCGCCAAGCTCCACGCCGAGCACTCGCCCGAGGAAGACCGGTGACCGACCGGACCGTCACCGCGCGACCGCGCGCGGAACTGGAACGTCCGGGCGCCGCGCAAGAGGCCCTGTACTGGCTCCGCGACACGCTCGGCACCGTCGCCCCCCGCGACCCCGTCACCCGACGTCTCGGGGAGCGCCGCTACCGCCTCGAGATCCTCGCTGAAGTCCTCGACCGTGACACGTTCCTCCTCGTTACCTCCTGGCTCGGCTCGGAAGCCGTCCCCGCCGTCACCTCCAAGCAGGCCTACGCCGACGACCTCCGCCTCTGGGCCCAAGTCGCCCGCGAACTCGGCGGTCACGAGCGGCTGTTCGTCGGCGCCATCACCCCCGGCATCATCGAGACCTGGACCAAGACGCAGAAGGCACAAGGGAAGGCGCCCCGCACCATCAACCGGCGCCTGTCCGTCCTCACCGCACTGTCCGAGTACGCCCGCTGGAAGACCAAGAACCAGTCCCTCTTCTCCCCGGTCACCAAGCACGACCGGCCCAAGGTCGACCCACGCGACGAGACCACCGCCACGCCGATCCTCGAAGTCCCCGAGTTCCAGGCCCTGGTGAACGCCGCCGGCACCGCCCGCCAGGCCCTCGTCCCCGTCCTGCTCTACACGCTCGCCGGCCGCGTCTCCGAAGCCGTCGTCGCCCAGTTGCACCACCTGAAAGAGGCGAACGACCAGCGCACCCTGGACCTGCGCAGGAAAGGCGGCAAGGGCCGCGTGTGGCCCCTGCCCGAGCGGCTGTGCGACCTCATCGACGTCGCCACCGCCGACCGCACCACCGGCGCGCTCCTCCTGGACGACGACGACAAGCCCATGGACCGGCACGCCATCGACCGGCTCCTCACCCGCCTCGGCAAGCAGGCCGGCGTCCTACCGGGCAGAGACCTCACCCCGCACGTGCTGCGCGCCTCCAAGCTGACCCACATGCACGACGCGCACACGCCCGTCGAGGAGATCCAGGAGTACGCCGACCACGCCGCGATCGAAACGACGCTGCGCTACATCCGGCGCCGGGACTCCGGCGAGCGTCGGCGGAAGCACGCCGCGGCCGCAGTCGCCGTGTACGACCACCTCGTCGACCGCTTCACCGACCCTGCCTGACCTACGGAGCTGCAGGCGTGCGGAGCGGCGTGTGCCCGAGTTCAAGGATCCGCTCGGCTGCGTCCGTCTCGTCCACGGTCACGGTGCCGTCCCCGTGGCAGTCCTCGCACTGGATCCACACCTGGATGGGCTGGTCGTCCTCGTCCCCGGTGACGGCCTGCAAAGACCCGTCGCCGTGGCACTCGCTGCAGGTGAACTCGTACTCGCCGGGCGTCAGTGTCATCGCTGCCTCTCAACGTGCGTGGTGGCTGCGATCTTACTGAGGTGCCGGGGTGTCCCAGTAGCCGGTGTGGGCGATGGTGTCGGCGGTGACGCCGGGGTCGCGTTCGGCGAGGAGGGGGTGGGTGGCGGCCATCTGTCCGACGACCTGGTTGACCCACTGGTATTGCAGGGCGCGGCGGGACTGGTTGAGGAGCAGGTTGTGGGTGTCGGGGTCGGCGGGCTCGGGCCGGACTTTCAGGTAGTCCTTCAGGGCGGCGCCGGTCAACGGTTCGAGGGTGAACTTCTTTCCGGTGTTCTCGTGGTCGTCGGGGGCGCGGACGTCCCAGGTGCCGTCGGGGTGGGGGTAGAGGTGGCGGGTGTCGACGCGGATGACTTCGGAGGGGCGCAGGCCTTCGAGGAGGAGGTACACGGCGAGGCGGTCGCGCTGGTAGTGGCGGGAGCGGGCGGGGCCCCAGCCGCCGATGACGGTGAACAGGACGGCGCGTTCCATGCGGGTGAGGCGGTTTTTGGCGCCGGCGGGGCGGGGGACGCCGCTGCGCAGGACGGTGAGGTTGGGGGGCAGGGTGATCAGGCCGCGGTTCACGGCTGCTTCGTAGTACTGGGTGAGGGCGGTGATGCGGCGGTCGTGGGAGCGGGCTGCTTCGGGGTGGCGGGCGGCGAGCTGGGCCAGCGCGTCGGGTCCGTCGAAGGGCCGGCCCTCGAGGTAGGGGGCGAGGTGGGTGGCGGCGGCCCAGGCGGCGATGTCGGCGGGGCGGGCGGTGACGGGGTCGACGGGGGGTGTCTGGCGTGCGGTCCAGGTGAGGAATCCGGTGATCTCGCGCTGGTATTCGGCGCGGGTGGAGTGGCGCAGGGCGGAGCCGTCGAGCCATGCGTGCAGGAGTTCCTCGGCATCCATGGTTCTTAGTGTGCCCGAATCGGGGATCTTCTTTCAAAACTTCGGAGGCACGTCCACCCAGGAGGCCGGTGGTGGCGGTGCGCGGGGAAAGTGCGGGGGCGCCGCGCGCGAAGCCTCTCCTGGTGGGGGGTGGCCGAAGTTTTACAACCGTCCACGTCAGAGGGGGTGCGGCACGAGGATGGGGCCCGCACGGCACCTTGCAAGCACGCTATGCCGGATGCCGGACCTTGTCCGAGGCGCCTTCCCCCGGCGTGTCAGTCGTCGATGCGCAGGGGCACGCTGGACCAGGGGACGGCCGGCAGGCCCAGGTCGACAGCGGCCGCGACACGGTGGTGGCCCTCGAGGAGCTCGGGGAACGCTCCGGAGAAGTCGATGACGACCGGGACCGTGATCCCCTCCCGGCGGATCTCCTCCATCAGGCGCGCGTAGTGCGGGGATTGCCGCTTGCGCGGCAGAACGTCGGCGACGTCCATGCCCTCGCCGGCCTCCGTGTCCGGGGACAGCATGACCAGCACCTCGACCACGTCAATGACGCCGATCATCACGGGATCCTCTCTGCAAAACCGGGGGGTGGCGGCGTGGCAACGTCAAAAGCTATGCTGCGCAGTGCGCGACCGGTATGAAAGGCCACCAACCCCCGTACGGGGCGGTGGCCTTCGTCATGTCCGGGGTCAGGCGGCGAGGCTGGTGTCGGTCTGGGTGAGGCGGACGCGGGGGCGGTAGTCGGCGTCGTCGGGGTCGCGCTCCAGCTCGAACCAGATCAGCGCGGTCTCGTCGTCGGTGGGGGCCAGCGCGGGGCGCTCGTAGGTGGTGGGGGCGGGGCGGGTGAGGACGAAGGCGATGCGGTGGAGGGTGTAGGCGGAGATGCGGGTCACGGTGAAGGTGCGCTCGGCGTCGTCGGGGGTTTCGGTGGCGGCGAGGCGGCACATGGCGTGGACGCGGATGCTGCCGTCCTTGGTGGTGCTGAACTCGAAGGGCTCGATCGTGCGGATGGTGGTGACGCCGTCGCGGTCGGTGTAGGTGATGGTGACGGCGTGGTGGCGGTCGATGGCTCGGTAGAGGTCGGCGAGGGTCTTGGTCTGCGGCTGCCGGTTGGTGAGCTTCATCGGGTCCCCCTGGTTGGTGCGGTGTGGTGTCCACGATAGACGTTGCCCATTGCGTACGCAATAGAAATGTGGGTATTGTTGAGGTCACCGGGACGGTTCCGTACCGGCGACCGACGCCATAGCCCATGGCGTACGCATAGAAGAAAGGGGAGACTGGCGTGGCAAACGCCCCCACGCGCCCGCCGAACCGTCCCAGGTCCGAACGGCGCACGCCGAGAGGACACCGCATGCCGAGCAGGGACACCAGCTTGCGCAGCCAACTCAATGCCGCCGCAGCACGCCTCCGCGAGGTCGACTCGCCGGAGCTGGCGGACGCGGTGGACCTGGTCCTGGCCCCGAACGGATGGGGCCGGCTGCGCCGGTCCGCACCCGAGGCGGGCGGTAGCGCGGACACTCTGTCGCCGAACCTGCCGATCCAGATGCTGAAGGCCACCCGCGAAGAGATCCATGCGGCCGTCGCTGAGGCGGCCGCCGCGAACCCGGGCCAGGACATCAGCGTCCCCACCGAGGCGAGGAAGGCGCTGGAGGCGTTCCTGGACGGCACGTTCGTCCCGGACCAGCCCAAGCGCGCCGCCCGCGGCACGGGCGGGGAGAAGGCCAACCTGAACGTCCGTGTGGACGCCTCCCTGCGGGAGCGTGCCGAGGACTTCGGCGCGGATCACGCGGCGGAGTTCGGGTGGGCGCCGCGTGCGTCGCACGTCATCGGGGCCTGGCTGGTGGACCGGTTCACGGCAGCGGGTAAGACGAAGGCCGCCGAGTAGCGGCCCGGGTGTGGCCGGCCCGGTCTCCACCGCCTGGGTCGGCCGCCCCGATCCTTTGGAACGATCTCTCTAGGAGACCTCATGCCGCAGGGCATTGAGGCCCCCGCCACCGGCACGACGGCGGAGGGCCCCACCTCGCACACCCCAAATCAGGCCGCTGGACTCGCGAAGCTGCGCGAGGACTTCCCGATCGAGCAGATCCAGCACCTTCCCCGGCTCAAGTGCGGTGCCTGCCGCAACTCCCGTACTGGCGTGTGCGAGAACCCGCGCCACGCGAAGCAGGAGTGCAAGGAGTGCGGGAACTACGTCAGCGTCTGGCATCTGCACCTGGACTACGTCGGGCACGCCGAACTGACGAACCGGCTGCTGGACGCCGACCCGCTGTGGGACTGGGAGCCGGTCGCCTCGGACGATCGGGGTCTGCCCCTGTTCGACGCCGACGGTGGCCTGTGGATCCGTCTGACGGTCTGCGGGAAGACCCGGCTGGGGTACGGCGACGCCCAGGGCAAGAAGGGCCCCAACGCCGTGAAGGAAGCCATCGGTGATGCCCTTCGGAACGCGGCCATGCGCTTCGGTGCCGCTCTGGACCTGTGGGCCAAGTCGGATCTGCGGGAGGCACAGACCGAGCACGCGAAGAGCGCTGAGGACGACGGCATCTTGTCGGCCGCTCGGCCGTCTCCCTCCGAGGAGCACAACCGGCCCGCACCGGAGCAGGACACGGACCCCGAGAGCGGCCCTGGCCCGCTGCCGCGGCTGATGAAGCAGATCGCGGACTGCTGGGACAACCGCCTGGCGCTGGTTCAGATCCAGATCGAGGGCAAGCAGAAGGGGCTGTCGGACCACCGGGTCCAGGGGCCGCCCCCCGAGCACGCGTGGACGACGTTCGACGAGCTGGTGGACGGACGCATCCAGGAACTCAAGGCGGCCGCGCAGAGCGGCGACACGGAAAGGAGCGCCGCCTGATGGCCGTCGCGTCCAAGAAGAAGATCCGGACCGCCACGTACCGGCCGGCCACCAGACGCCGCCGATTCCGCCACGACGACTTGGTCGCAGTCGACCTGTTCTCCGGGTTCGGCGGCCTCACGGACGGCATCCGGCGGGCAGGGTTCACGACGATCATGGCTGCGAACCACAACGCCTATAAGATCGAGGTCCATGAGGCGAACCACCCCGACACCGAGCACTGGATCGCCGACCTGGTCGACCCCACCGCAGCCGACTACCACTCGGCCCGTGACCTCCCCGCCGCCGACCTCCTAGTCGCAGGCGTGAGCTGCGTCAACCACTCGCAGGCCAACACGGTCCGGGCGTACGAACAGGGCCTGACCCTGTTCGGCATGGAAGACCCCGACTTCGAGGCCCGGGTCACGAAGTCGGAACGTGACCGCGCCACGGCGAACTGCGTCCTCCACTACGCAGCCCAGCACCACCCGCGACTCATCCTCGTCGAGTGCACCACCGAACTCACGTCGTGGGGGCCGGCCGTGCTCGGCCGGACGAAGGTCGGGGACGGCAGCACCTACCGGTGGTGGCTCAAGCAGTTCGACCTTCTCAACTACCGGCACAAGGTGCTGTACCTGAACTCGATGTTCTTCGGCGTACCGCAGTCACGCGATCGCCTGTACATCGCGTTCTGGGACAGGTCCCTGCCTGCCCCCGACCTCGACCACCGGCCGGTGTCCCGGTGCCACCACTGCGACAAGGACGTCGAGGCGGTGTGGGCGTGGAAGACCGGCGTTCCGGCAAGCGGGTCGGTGCGCTACGGCAAGCAGTACGAGTACCGGTGCCCGTCGTGCCGGTTCCCGGTCGTCCCGCCGATGACCCCGTCACTCGCCGCCCTCGACCTCACCGACCTCGGAACCCGGATCGGTGACAAGCCGGTCCGTAAGCACAAGGACGGGTCGACCGGCCCCCTCGCCGCGTCGACGATGGCGCGCGCGGAACGCTGCCGTCAGCGGTTCGCTGAGTTCCCCGCGGTCCTCATGCCGGCGAAGGGCGTGCACGGAACCGAGCGGACCCCGTGGCAGCCGATGTCCACGCAGACCAGCCAGCAGGAGACATCGATCCTCTCGGCCGGTCGCCCCGTCGCGCTCGCCGTGGACAACTACCAGGGCAGCCCGCGGGGCGCTGCCGAAGCGCTACCCACCCAGGTCGGGTCGGAGACCATCGCCGTCGTATCGTCCGGCGTCGTCCCATTCCGCCAGAACACCTTGCCCACCGTGCACGCCGAGGCAATGCCAACGGTCACCTCCGACCAAATCCCCGGCCTCCTCACCGCCGCCGGAACCATCAAGAACAACGGGTCCATCGACGAGGCCCGCTACCGCGCCTACCCCGTCACCAACCCGCTCGGGACGCTCGTCGGCTCCTCCGCTTCCCAGTCCCTCCTCTTCTCCGGTTGGTACAAGGAGAACGGGAAGACCGCACCCCACCCGGTGACCGACCCGGTGGGAACGGTCACCGCCCATGACACAACGGCGCTCCTGATGGCCGAATGGCGAGCCGCCCTCAAGGATCTCCCTCTCGAAGACTGCTACTTCCGGATGATGGCCGCGCACGAGGTCGGCCGCGGATGCGGCTTCGACGTCGACTTCCCCAACTACGAAGGCAAGTTCATCGTCTGGGGCAGCGCCCGTAACCAGGTCGACGGCTTCGGCAACGCCGTGAGTCCGCAGGTCGGCGAGTGGATCGGGACACGCCTGCGGGCCGTCCTCCACGCGGCTCAGGCCGCCGCGTGACTGCCGCCCGCCTGTAGTCCGTCGGGCGGGGTCATCTGAACGCCCCGCCCCTTGTCCGTCCCATCAGTTCGATCCTCCGTTCCTCATCCCGGCTGTCGCCGATCGGAGTTCCGTCATGCCCGCATTCGTCTTACAGCTCGCTGCTCACTCGGTGCGGTGGGGGGTTCCGGTGGTGCTGCTGGTCTCGCTGGGCGGGGTGCCGGTTGCGTTGTGGTGGGAGCGGCGCAGGCCGTCGTCGTTCACGCGCGGGCCGGGTTCTGCCGTTCGGCGGGCTCGTCCCTGATCTGTCCCCCTGTTTTCGAGAGCTGGAGGTGAGTGCCGTGACTGGCCGATCCGTTCGATGTGTTTGTGCCGCCGCGGTGCTTGCCGCGGCGGTTGTTGTTTGTGGGCTGGTGCGCCGGGATGTGCGGTTGCGGCGCCGGTTGGCGCGTGAGGAGGCCGCGGGTCGGCTGGTGGATGCGCGTCTGCATCACGACCTGGCCGCGTTTCGGGAGCGGATGGAGGGCCTGCTGGCCGCCGATGCGGCGGCGGGCGGGTCGGGTGGGCTGGCGGCGGTGCCGGCCGTACGGAGTGACTACACGGAAGGGGGTCCGGCATGACGGGCACCGTGACAAGCACCATGACGGGCACCGATGTGATCGGCCTGCGGCAGGCGTGGACCGAGCACCGCTTCTACAAGTACCGGGGCTGCGCGCCGGACGTCGACGATCCGACGAAGGCGGCCGGGGACCCGGAGCTGTCGGTGGATGCGTGGTGTCCGCCGGATCTGGACGGCGGTGAGGACCAGACGGTACGCCGGGAGCGGGAGGCCGCCGCGGTGCGGGTGTGTAAGGCGTGTCCGGTACTGGAAAAGTGCCGGGCGTATGCGAACTCGGTGTCGGCGGAGGGCCGGCTGGTGGAGGAGTTCGGGGTCCTGGGCGGGCAGCGGTCTTTGGAGCGGCTGAACGCGTTCGTCAGGCATCGTCATGAGGTGGTGGCGGCTGCGGAGGACCGGCAGGTGCGGACGCCGCAGAAGTTGGCGGTGTTGCGGGCACTGGCGGCGCACCGGACGCCGGAGGCGGTGGCGGCCGCGGCGGGGATGGATGTGCGGACGGCGAACTGGCAGCGCTCGCGTCTGACGACCCAGCTCGGTCTGCCGGCGGGTGCATCGCGGGAGGCGCTGTTGGAGGCGGCGGTGGCCCGGGGGCTGCTGGAGGCGCCGAAGCCGGAGGCTCGGTGTCGGGTGCCGGGGCTGCGCCGGGACCGCTTCACCGATGTGGCGGGCCAGCTCGCCTTGTGGGAGGCCGAGCTGTCCGGCCCCCGAAGTGGTCCTGCCGGGGTTCCGGCGGTGTGTGCCGGGATCGCTGATGTACGCCCGCTGTTCCCGTCTGCGCCGTTGGAGGCTGCCGCATGACCACCGTTCCCGCCACCCCTGCCTCGTCCGACGAAGGCGCCAGGACCGACACGGCCACCGTGGACCTGGTGCTGACCGGTCGCGTCATGTGCACCGGCGCGTACATCGCGGGACTGCTGGCCGCCGGCCTGGTCCGGTCCGCGGCGACGCCGCACTCTCTGGCGAAGGACCTGTGGCCGGACGTAGATCCCGCGATCGTCCAGGAGATCTTCGACCGGGGGTGCGCGACGGGGTGGATGGGCCACGAGCTGTATCAGGCGCCGAAGCTGCGGGGTGCTGAACTTCGCTCGGCGCAAAAGGTCTTGTCGGAGATGGGGCATCTCGCGATGGGTCCTTTGGTGGCGCGGTCGCAGGCGGTGGCGGAGCGCTTCCCGGAGTGGCATCCGGCGGACGGTGAGGACGGCCGCGAGCACTGACCGTTGGTGTGATTTGTCGTACGTGCGACACAAGTTCAGGGAGGGGGGACAGATGGCAGCGTCAACGAGTAGGCTGCGCCTAGCGCCAGACGACCACTCAGGTCTGATAGTGCGGCAGGGCATTAAAACGGCCCCGCTCCCCTGGCTGGTAACCAGGATCGATGCGGGACCGGTGCGGCAGACAGTCTGCGAGGACTTCTGCAGCAGGCCAACACTCAACGGCTACGAAGGTGCTGACATGGCAGAGAGTACCCGGGGTCCCGACCCCGTAGACAGGTGGACCCGTATTTCCGGCGTGAACATCACACCGCCGATGCACACGGGCCCTGTCACCACTACCCCCTCAGTCGCGTGACCGACCGCGCCTGGCCCTCCCGTGAGGAGTGGCAGGCCAAGGCCGAGTACGCGGTGCGCACCGCTTGCACAAAGTACGAGCGGTTGGACCGGGCCCAGCCCGACACACACTGGTACTCCCTTGCAGAAGACCAGGAGTTCGAAGACCTTGCCGCCCCGACGGCCAAGGAGATCCGGGCTCTCCTCACTCCGGAGATCGACCGGCTCCGTGCTCTGTGCCCCGACCGGCCTGACAAGACCCGCGCCCGCAACCTGTGGTACATCGCGCTGGAGGGCCAGACCTTCGAGGACGCGACCAACCTGGGCGCTCTCGAGGCGATGCGACGCCACGTTCAGCGGGCCGCGCGTGAGCAGAACTGGGCGCGTGTCTCCTGGGAGTTGGGCCGGATCCGCGGACACTACACAGCGATCACCCTCCCGGCCGGCCTGCTGAAGGCGCATGACCGCATGGTCGCGCTGCAGGACGCCGCAGAAAAGCGACGCGAGTCAGCCGCTGACGCTATCCAAATGGCCGCCATCGACCGGGAGGTCGCACGGCGAGCCACAGACGAGGCATGGGCGCAGGAACTGAAGCGCCGCACCTCCATCGACCACCCGCGCGTTATTCGTGTGGGACAGACCCCACCCATTGAGGGAGATCGAGTGACGTAGCGAGTTTCTAGCGGGAGGTCCCTGAGCCCCTTGGCGGGGGCTTCTTCCTCTACCGCTGGCCGCTGGTGTTGGCGCACCGTGCGCGGCCTCGTGCAACGGCTCCGAGTTGGCGCTCAGAGCTAAGGCCCCGGTTTCCCGGAGCGACCTTCAGGTTCCTCACGAACCACTTTCACCACCGAGCGGGCTTTTTCATGTCCGCAGGACGGCAGGTACATAGTGCCCCAGCGCACCCCCTCTTGTCAGCTTGGCATCCCCTCGCAGGGCGATTCGCGGCTTATCTCCCCTCGTGCGGGCGACACCCAGTGCCCTGACTCCACCAGAAACACGCACGCCTCCACCATCGAAACCGAACACCTGATCGATTACAGTGCTGATCAAGTCGGTCTCGTGCGCGGCGTCTGCCAGGAGGTGTCCCACACCAAGTCGCGCGCGACCGGCCCGCGTCGGTGGCTTCGCGCAGTCTCATGGCTGATCGCAGCCGGCCTGCACGGCCGCGCGAACGCCACCACGCTGAAGGTCGCCGAAGACCTCGCCACCCGCATGGACTACGACACCGGACACGCCCGCTACTGCCTGCTCGAGACCGCCGCCCGGCTCGGCATCGACAAGGCCACCGTGAAGCGGCACGTGTCCTACCTCCGTGAGCTCGGCGCCCTCGCCTGGGTCCAGCACGGCACCCGCACCAACGTGCGCCCCATGCTCGGCCTGCGCGGATACGCCGCCACCGCCACCGTGTACGCCGCGGTCATCCCCGCGGTCTACGACCACGCCATGGGCCACCGGATCGTCGGCTCCGGGTACACCGCGCGGATCATCGTGGACCTCCGGAAGCAGCCGGACCCTGTGGATAACCCGCCTGTGGACAACCCCGCCTCCGAGGGCCTTGCGCCCCCTTCCCTAACGGTGGTTAAGGAAGAGAGTCAGGTTGATCTAGTGGGTGGTTGTAACTACACCTCGCAGGCTCGGCCGCCGAAGAACCCGATCCCCCGCCAGAGCAGCCAGATCGACGGGCGCCGCCGCACCGCGGTCGACGTCAAAAAGGCCGGCCAGACGGTCCGGCTGGTGCGGGCCCTCGTCAACTGGACCCAGACGGTGCCGCTACGCCGCCTCGAGTTCGTGCTGCGCCCGTGGACGGACCGAGGCTGGGACGGTCTGCGTATCGCCGACGAACTCAACGGCATGTGCTCCGGGATGCGGTGGCGGCCCAAGAACCCGGTCGCATTCATCCGCGCCCGGATCGCCATGGACAGCCGGCAGCAGCAGGAACTGGCGCAGGCCGTCGCCTGGGAGGACAGCACCGTCGCCCGGGAGATGGCGGACCAGGCCTCCCTCGCCGTGCTGTTCGGGACGGTTGCTCCCGACCCGGAGCCGGAGCGCACCGACGACGACCGGCGCCGCGCCCGCATGGACTGGAGTATCTGGCCCGAGGTCATCGCCCACTTCGACGAAGACGAACTCGACGCCCTCGACCTGTACGGCAAGCGCCTCGTCGACTTCGCCATCGACCAGAATGCGCGCCTCGACCGCCAGGGAGCATGGTCATGAACGCCCCGCAGCCCACCTCATCCGGTGTCGACCTCGCCCGAGCGGCCCTCGCCGCCGCCAAAGCCGCCGCCCGCACCCGGCCCACCCAGCAGACGAACAAGACCACCCGTCGCACCACCATCCGCCGGGGAGGCCGCGACCCCCTGGGCCTCGGCGCCGCCATCACCGGCATGATGACCGACCACGGCTGGGAGACACCCGCCACCGGCGGAAGCATCCTCGACCAGTGGGCATCGATCGCCCCCGACCTTGCCCACGCCGTGACCGCGGTCCGCCTCGAGCACAACACCGGCACGCTCCACCTGCGACCCCACTCCAGCGCGTACGCCACCCAACTCCGCCTCTACCAGGCGCAGGTCCTCGCCACCGTCCAGCAGGCACCCGGCGGGGCGTCGGTGCGCGCCCTGAAAATCCTGCCCGTCGGTGCCACCCCCGACCGGACCACATCCCAGCTCGAGGACCAGCCGGCCCGACCGCAGGAGCCCGGCCCGGTCCGTACCCGGGAGACCGCCTCCGCCGGCTTCCAGACCCCCCGGCACCAGCTCCTCACCCACCGGCCCGACCGGTCCTGCAAAGACCCGGACATCGCTGCCGCATGCGAGCGACAGATCCGGGCCGCCACCCTCCCCGCCAACCGGGAGCCGGAGGCAGCATTCGCGGAAGCCGTGGCAGAAGCCGAACGCGTCGCCGGCCCGGCCGCGCACCCCACCGATGCATCCCGTCGTGCAGCCATCGCCCGCAAGCGCGCCGAAGCCGCCGGCACCGGCCAGCCGCGCCGCTCCTTCGACCGCGTCTGAGCGCAGGGAACGACCCAACGGATCCGGGAGACGCTTTACCGCGGTAAAGCCCCCACCGCGCAGGAGACGTCATGCACTGGTTCACCATCGACCGAGCAAAAGACCGCCACGACCCTCGCGTCCTCCTTCACCGCAGCTTCCACCTCTCCAGCCTGCCCCGCCTGATGCTCACCTGCCGGGCACTCGGCCACCGGCCCGTCGTTGACGGCTACGACTCCAGGCACGGGCCCGAGGAACAACGGCGCGCCCGCTGGGTGGCGTGCGACCGCTGCGGTGTGCGGCCCGAACCGCAAGGCCACCTGGACCCCGAGCAGTGGAACCTTGGCCAGTCCTACACCGGGCCCACGTCGACCGCCCGCCGACTCTCACCGGTCGTGGTCAAGCAGCTCGCCCGCCACGGCATCACCCCGCGCGCCAGCAACGAGCCCGGACCTTGGCCAGCCCGCCCCGAAGGATGCCTTGGCGCCGAACTGGTCATCGGCCGCTCCCACACCATCGGCATGGATCTCAAGGTCGGCAACCCCGGCAGCGAGCACGTCCTGGCCGGCCACATCGGCCTCGGCCCGCTCGGCGCGCTGTTCGTGCACAGCGAGCGCTTCGGGACGTGGGTGCAGCGGCGCCTCAACCCCGTCGGCTGGGAATCCCGTGAGACCGGGTTCAGCATCTACCACGGCCGTCTCTCCTGGAATCTGTGGGCCAAGCGGGACAGCCGCCACCGGGACGACCCGAAGTGGATGCACGGCAGCTTCAGCATCGACCCCCGCGACCATCTGCTCGGCCCCAGCAGGAACCGGAAGGTGTCCGAGACGGAGAAGATGCCCGCCGTCGTGCGAATGCCCGAAGGCGACACCCACGACGTCACCGTCCAACTTGAGCAGTGGGAGACCCGACGCACCCGCGGCCGCGCACGCACGTACTGGATGGCGCAGTGGGACTGCACGGCCGGCATCCCCGTCCGCAACCACGAATGGAAGGGCGACAACACGTACTCCTGCTCGTGGCAGATCAAGGGCATCACCCCAGACAACCCGCGCTGGCCGCACGTCATTGCCGCGGCCGCCGCCGAAGAGTGTTCCCGCGACCGCGCCCGCTACGGATACCGCGCCCCCAGCAAGGAAGACGCATGAGCAGCCGCAAGAAGACCGGACGCCGCATCAGCGGAGACCCCTGCAAGACCGGCGGCAACATCGCCGGCCCCGGCGGACCCCACGACCGCAACTCCGTCATCATCGACACCACCAACGCCGTCATCCTCGACGCCACGACCGTCTCCCTGGCGGAGACCCACAACGGCAACCCCGTCCTGGCCATGCTCCTCGAGGGACGCATCGCCAAGACCACCGACCGGGCCCGCAACCTGTACCTGATGAACGAGGACGGCGCCGCGGCCCTCGTCACCGAACTCCTCGCCCTCGCCCACCGCATCGGCCCCGAGTTCGGCACCCGGTTCACGGACCGCGTTCAGCACCTCATCGCCACCGAGTCCTTCACCGGCCTGCTCCCCGACTGAGCGGAGGGAACACCTCCCCGAATCTGCGGCACCGTGATCCCTGATCACCCCGCACGAACGGAGACCGCGTTGGCCATGCCTGCCGCACCCGAACGCCCCACCATCACCATCAACGGCATGTGCCTCCTCCACGGCGACTACCACCCCATGGACGGGACCTGCTGGGCGGCCACCGCAGACTGGTACTTCGGCCACCAGCACCTCGGCGACCGCGAAGCCCGCGACTTCTACCTGGCGGAGGTGGAGCGGGCGATGCTCGACAACCTGGTCCCCCTCATCGCCCCCGACCAACCCGGGAGCACATGATGCCAGCGACCAGCGTGAAGCAGTCGACCGCCTACCCGCGGCCCCGCACCTCGCACCGGCCCGAGGACCTGTTCCGCGAACCCGCCTACCCGGACGGCCAGCCGTACGCAGGCGACGACGTGCTCGAGGACGACGAAGCCCCGGGAAATATCACGCCGTGATAATCGCGGGCTGAGGCCGGATGCGTCGGGCGCCAACGGCCGTCTGTGTATACCGCGGTATACACCCGCCTCCCGGTCCAGCGGTTCTCCGCTCCCGGCGGAGCGGCGGACGGGGAGGGTATACCGCGGTATACATCCGCCCCGCCCTCGACGCCGGCTCAGACCATCCCGTCCGGCAGCCTCTGGTGTATACCGCGGTATACCCCTCAGCGCGTCGACGCCCCGTCAGAAACCCACCCAATCCACTCTCCGGCCCCGACCATCTGAGAAGCTATGGCCCGTCCGAGTACCGAGCACCGCTCGGGAAGCACACGGAACGGAGCACCATGCCTTCCTCAGTCCTCGTCGTCTCCACCGACCCACAGGGATCCACCATCTGGTGGGCAGACCGAGTCGGCGACAACCTGCCCTTCGACTTCGCGGCCGCGCACGAAGACCCCGACAGCCTCGCCGGCCTGAAGAACCTCGGCGCGCAGATCCACGTCATTGCGAACCAGAAGGGCGGCGTCGGCAAGACCACGACCGCCGTCAACCTCGCCGCCGTCACCCACGACGTCCTCGGCGACAACGACCAGCGGCAGCACATCTTCATCGACACCCCCGGCAGTCTCGAGAACGAGCACATCCTGGCCGCGGCCCTCGACATCGCCGACGACGTCCTGGTGCCGATGCCGCCCGAGCCGCTGGCGTTCGACCCCACCGCCCGGACCATCGAGCGCGTCATTGTTCCCCGCGGGCTGCCGTACACGGTCGTCATCAACGCCTGGGACCCCCGCGACGGTCGTGCTGACCTCGACGACACCGTCGCGTACATCGACGCCATGGGCTGGCCGCGGGCCAAGACCGTCATCCGCCGATACAAGATCCACACGCGTGCGGCGTCCGAAGGCAAGGTCGTCACCCAGTACGCCGACAACGGGACCACGCTGCGCGCCCGCGAGGACTACTTCCGTCTGGCCCTGGAGCGTGGTTACGGAGGTCGCCGCTGATGGCGGGCAAGCGCGTCTCCCTCGCCTCGCTGGCCGGCGCCAAAGTCGAGACAGTTCCCGGAGCAGGCCGACCCGACCTGGTCCACGTCCATCCCGACACCGTCGCCCCCACCCCCCTCAACCCGCGCCTCGACTTCGACCAGGCCGGACTCACCGAGCTCGGCGAAGACATGCGCTCCGGGCAGCTCCAGCCCTGCGTCGCCGTCGCCAAAGCCGCCTACCTCAAGCTCTACCCGGAGCACGCCGACCAGCTCCCCGACGGCTGCCGCTACGTCATGGCGGCCGGTGAGCGACGCTGGCGGGCCGCCCTCGTGGTCGGTCTGGACACTCTGGACGTGCTGCTGCGGCACGATCTGACAGAGTCCCGGATCCGTTTCCTGTCCGCGGTTCTGTCGGAGAACGTGCAGCGCGAGAACTTCAACCCCATCGAAGAGGCCAACGGCCTGCGCGCCATGCTGGACCTCCACGACGGGAACCAGTCGTCCGCGGCCAAGGCCATGGGCAAGTCGAAGCAGTGGTTCGGCCAGAGGATCGGCCTGCTGCGGCTGACGGACGAGATGGTGCAGCTCGTTCTGGACGGCAAGCTGACCGCTTTCCGGGAGATGCGCCGCTACGCGGCGATGTTGCCCGATCAGCAGTACCCGGCATGGAAGGCCGACCAGGAACGTCCTCCAGCGCCCCGCATTACGGCGGTGCCCGAGCCCACCCCGCCCGAGCCCGTCCGGTCAGAGCCTGCTGCTGCGGAGGAGGCGGAAGGGTATACCGCGGTATACACCCCGCCCCCCTCGCCCGCCCCGGCCCCGGCCACAACCCCGGCTCCGGCTCCTGAGGGGTATACCGCGGTATACACCCCACCCGCGCAGTCGTCCGGGCCGGCCGTCCTCGCGGAGCCGACCGCCCCGGCAGCGCAATCCAGTCAGGGTGAGGCAGTCCCCGAACCCCGCCGCGCCTCGGCCTCCGACGAGCCGGAGGAACCGCCGACGCTGCCTGGGATCCGCTTCCCCTACGAGGACAGTCACGGCGCCGCCCAGTACCTGATCCACAAGATGCCGAAGCGAGTCCTGGACGAGCTGACGGACCTGTTGGTCGCGCACCGGGAGAAGCGCGCGGCCACCGCCCGCTGACCGGCCCATCCCGCAGGACCCCACGGGCCCCGCTTTCGCCTGTTCGACCATGGCGGGGCGGGGCCCGTGGGGTGTACACCAAAACGCTATTGACGATCAGTCGAATATGCGGGGTGTTGCCAGGGTTTATGCGTCAGCCGTTCGAGTGATCCCCGGCCCGCCCCCTTCCCTCACGTGCGGGTATGCACTCAGGGTTGATCGGGTCTGCCCCCCCACGGTGATGGGTGGCCGGCCGCCAGCCGGGGCGCGGTATCGCCGGGGTGGGCCCCCAGCCCGTTCGCAGCCCCCTAGAACCCCGTCCTCGGTCATGGCGGCCCGGCCACCACCGGACACCCGGACACCACCGGAGCGGGTGCGGAAAGCGGTGGGGCAAGGCTCTACCCCGTGGCAAGGTCGGTGACTACACTGCCGTGTATCACACCGGCATGCCCTCCCCGAACCCCCCTCCCGGGACGCGGCCGCCGCCCCGGTATCGCCCGTCGGACAGCACGCCTCTTACCATCGCGGTGATCAGTTCAGGCGTCTTCGGCCCAACAGGCCTTACCTGTAACGGGAGAACGGGCCACCCTAGTAAAGAATCCGGTCACGACACGGTGAAAAGTGACCCCGTCATTACCCACTTGTGTGAATCGGTGCGACTCTGAACATCCCAAGGTTCGGACTGGCAGCCGTACCGCGGAGCGTCCGGCGCAAGCAGGACGACCCTTCCCGACACTCTGCCGGAGAGGCGGACCCGTATGCCCGCAGTGGAGCCGGCCGACCCCGCCCGCATGTACGTGAGCGTGAACGGGGGCGACGACGCAGCCGTAATCGACATCAACCGGCACGGCCGTCGTCGGCACGGTGCCATCGCGGCCGCACGGGGAAGGTGGGCGACAATGAGATCAGCAGCAGAACCGCACCACCCGGGACCACCCCCGGCCCCGGCCATACGGACCGCACAGGCCGAGTTCGCCGAGTACCTCGAGGAATCCTTCAACCTCCTCGGCTACAGCCTGTCCGACGAGAAAGTCGCGGCCGTGTTCCGGAACACCGTCGACGTGGTCGGCCGGGTCCTCGAGGGCAGTCACGCGACCGGCATCATCAACCAGGACCAACTGACGGAACTCCAGTCGGTCGTCGGCGGAATGCGGGAGGCCCCGGGCCTGATCTGACGGCCCACCACAGCATTGTCCGCATATGCCGGGGATTTATGTCATGCGGTCGGCGGGCGCCTGCGCCGATTCAATACCGAGCGTTGATCTTTTCTCACGAAGCGTTCAACTACCGCCACTTGCATGCCATGATGGGGCGTCCGGAATCACCCGGAGTGACAGAATCCGGCCTCCGGGCGCGCGCCCCTGCACGAGCGAGGACGTCCCGCGCCCCCCGGGGACCGCCTAAGGGACGGGGACGCCCATGGGCCAGGAGACGGACAGCGCCGCACACCGCCTCGCCGAGGTCGCCCGCTACTTCCGCGACAACCCCGTGACCGGCCCGGCCGGCCACTCCTACATCAGCTCCGAACCGCGGCCCACCCGCGTCTTCCCCCCGCTGCCCATCGACACCAGCACCGGCCCCTACATCCAGGCCGCCGTCGACGAGGTCGTCCAGCACACCCGCAGCATCAACCCCGCCGCCGGGCCCGCCCCCACCCGCGCCGACGCCGTATACGACTGGTGCCGCGAGCGCACCCAGCACGCCGACGACGTCCAGCAGCAGCGCCGCGACACCGTCATCTACCGCCAGTACCTCGAGCACGCGATCCGCACCCGCGACTTCGACGTGGTCAGACCCCACCGGTGCCCGTCCTGCAACACCTTCAGCCTCTTCTACCGCCAGGCCCTCGGGCGGGTCCTGTGCACCAACCGGCGCTGCCTGACGGACGACGGCCTGTCCTCCACCTGGACCCTGGCCCGCCTCGCCTTCGAGCACATCGCATCCCGGCAAAAAATCCGGAGCATTGACGCAACCTAATCCTGGGTACACGTGTCCAACACACCAACCACTTCTTCACCTCACCACCACAATCGGACCGAACTGGTCCGACCCGTTATCGGCCGCCGGAGCTGCGAACTGTGGCCGCTGATCAATGGGAGGCCTCATGGCCGTCAGCACCCTCAGCCCCTCCGCCGAGTCCCTGGACGAAGTCAGCCTCGACGAGGCGTCCGCCCTCTTCGAGCGGACCGGGCATCCGGTGCGGACCCGCACGCTGAGGCGCTGGTGCGACAAGCACGGCGTGGAGGTGATCCACCGCGGCCGCAGCAACTACGCCTCCTGGTCGGATCTCCTGATCGTTCACGCGAAGGAGGTCGACGCGAGAGAGGCCGGTGACCGGTCCATCTCCTGACTGCCGGCCGTATCCCGGCCTGAGGAAGCCCTGACCCCTGTGGGGGCCGGGGCCTTTTTCATGCCCTCACAACGCGCCTATTGCGTACGCAATGGAATAGGGGTTAGTGTGGAGACACCAAGGCAACAGCACCCCCACTGAGGGCAGTTGCCCCATCACCCGCACCCCAGGAGCACCCGTGGCCGTGATGACGCACACCCAAAAGACGCCCACCAGCGTCGACTACCGCGACCTCACCCACGCCCAGCAGACCCGCCTCGACCAGCTCCTCGAACAGGCCGACGACACCAGCGACGCCGGCGAATACAACGCCCTCATGCTCGGCGCCGCCGCCCTCGCCGGCCTGCACATCGAGTACGGCGGCGAAGTCCTGCGCTGCTCCTGCACCTGCGTCTGCCCGGCCGTCTTCGACAACGACCACCCCGACGCCCGAACCATCGAAGAGTCCGGCGGCTTCAACCTGCCGATCCGTCAGTGCCCCCTGTGCGCCGACCGGCACCCCGCCCCCGCCCAGGACTGACCCACCCCAAGCCCCCCGGCCGTGACGGGACACAGACGCCCGACGCGGCCGGGTGAAGAACCCAGGAGAACCGCCATGCGCAACCCCCAGGCCACCCTCCAGGACATGGCCGCCGTCATCGGCATCGACGGCCTCCACCGCGGCGAACAGCTCGGCGCCCGCGGCCACATCGACCGCCTCGACATCTGCGCCCTCGCCTTCACCATCGCCGAATGGCGCGGCCCCCTCAGCACCCCGGAAGAGTTCTTCACCGACGAACTCGCCGGAATCCGCCTCATCGAGGCCTCCGCCGGCGCCATGGCCGCCCTCCGCGTCCTGTCCGACGCCCTCGACTCCCACGTCGACGAAGAAGAAGTCGCGCCCGGCCTGTTCGTCCCGAACTACATCGCCCACGTCTCCAACTGGGCCCGCTTCGGATACGCCACCGACACCCGCCCGCCCACCGTGCCCGAGGTCATCGGCCGCATCCTCCGCGCCGCGAACACCCACGCCGTCCAGACCCCCGCCGCCTGAAAGGCCCTCACGCCATGACCCAGACGACGATCCCCCACAACCCGCCCCCGTTCTCCCTCAACCCCGACTTCGCCCGCGGCCGCGCCGACGCCTACGACGACTCCCAGCGCCACCACCCCGCCACCCTCCAGGACTTCGCCCACCACGCCCTCGACTTCATCACCCCCACATCCAGCCGCGCCCAGCACCTGTACGCCGCCGGCTACGCCCGCGCCGCCCTGGAGAACCTGCAGCACCACCTCGCCGAGGAAGAGGCCAAGGCCACCCAGATCGAGCAGGCGCAGACCTGGCTCGCCCGCAAGCAGGGCCGCGAGACCTCCACCCTCCACACCCGCCGCCGCACCCGGAGGTAACACCCGTCATGAGAACCCGAATAACCGGAGCCGCGTTCGCCCTCACCCTCGCCACCGCAGCGGTCATCGCCGCACCCGGCCGCGCCCACAGTGCCAGCCTCACCCGCACCTACTTGGGCACCGGCTGGAAGATCGCCACCGGCAACGGCATGCAGTATCTCGGCACCGGATCCTGGCAGATCGTCTTCTACGACACCGCCTCCCGCACCGCCCTCACCCCCTACGCCAAGCGCACCGCCGCCGAACTGGGCAAGAACACCGGCGTCGTCTTCACCGTCACCACCACCATCACCAAGGGCGCCACCGCCTGCCCCACCGGACGCGTCATCAACATGCGCCTCACCTCCACAGTCACCCGCTCCACCGGCAGCCAATGCCACACCGCGACCGGCGCCGCCGACGGATCCCGTGCCACCTTCGCCCTCACCAACTGGAAGACCGTCACCCTCGCCGGCTCCAACGCGATCTACCGGGGCGAGGTCGTCAGCCACGAACTCGGCCACTCCGTCGGCCTCGCACACCCCGCCACCTGGACCACCAGCCCGACCCCCCTCATGCGCGGCGACGTCTGGGGCGGCTACAAGACCAGCACCAAGGCATCCCAGTACACGGCCCAGGACATCAACGGCCTCAAGGCACTGCGCGCCAACGCGACCAAGCTGCCGGCCCTCACCGTCACCGCCACCGTCAACGGCGCCCTCCAGCCGTGACCTGGCCCGACCGGATCGCCGCCGCCATCGGCATCCTCACCGCACTCCTCCTCACCACCCCCCACCAGCACAAACACCGGAGCACCACCGAACAGCACCAACATCCGCAGGACGGAGAACAGTCATGACCAGCACCAGGGCCCGCAACACCACCGCCAAGACCACAGCGAAGAAGCCCCCCGCCGCGAAGCCGGCCACCAAGCGCACCCCCCGCCCCCCGCGCAAGACCACCACGGCCCCGCCCGCCCTGTCCCTCGTCAAGACCCCCGCCCCGTTCCCCACCCGCGACACCCCCGAGTTCATCGCCGAACTCCAGATCGCCGCCTACCACGCCGCCAAAACCCACGGCCTCCCCCACGGCCTCATCCGCGACTGGCGACAGCGCCCCGACGGCACCGCCGCCCGCACCTTCCCCTCCGGCGCCCTCCTCGCCTACACCCCCGACGACAACAGCACCGCCCCCTTCCACGCCTTCACCCCCTGCGCCCAAGGCGCCCACCACAGCACCCCCATCCACACCCCCCACGACCTCCGCACAGCCGCCGCCCACGCCGTCAACTGCCACACCCGCCACTACACCCCCAAACAGACCGCCGCCGACGCCGTCCAGGCCACCAAGAAGACCACCACCACAACCCAGCCCCTGCCCCTGGCCGCCATCGCCGACGGCCTCGCCGCCCGCACCAGCGACGCCGAAACCGCGAAAGAGCACCCCCAGCCGTGACCGCCCTCCCCGAAGCCGTAGCCCTCCCAACCCGCTACGTCGTCAGCTGCCTCCCCGAAGGCCACGACGACCGCCACACCTTCACCATCAACGTCCACTACCGCGGAGACGGCCAGTACGGCATCAAGCACCTCCTCCGCTACTACGCCACCGACGGCACCTGGTCCTACGACCTCGGCAGGGAAGAAGCCGAGGAAGTCGAAGCCGACTGGAGGACCAAGCACCTCTACGACCTCGACACCGCGCTCTGCCTGGCCAAGCAGCTCGCCCAGGGCATGAGCTACCGCGGCCGAACCGTCGCCGACGTCCTCGCCGAGGGCCGCCATGGCTGACCACACGCCCGCCTACGTCGCCACTCTCGCCGGCCAACTCCAGGCCAGGCACCCCGACCTCCTCGCACGCGCAGAGAACGACCTCGCCATCTACCGCGCACGCCTCGCCCTCGTCGCCCGCTGGATCAACAACCCCGCCAACGACCGGGACGCGTGCAGCTCCCTCGCCCAGACTCTCGGACTCCCCGAACCTTCCCAGGAGAAGCCCCATGGCTGAGACCACGACCATCGAATGGACCCGCAACGACGACGGAACCCCCGGCCGCACCTGGAATCCTGCAACCGGCTGCACCAAGATCAGCGCGGGCTGTGACAACTGCTATGCGGAGACCATCGCCGAACGCTTCCGCGGACACGCCGCGTTCCCCAGGGGCTTCGACGTCCAGATCCGCGCCGACAAGGTCAACGACCCCCTGAAGTGGCGCAAGCCCACCCGCGTCTTCGTCAACTCCATGAGCGACCTCTTCCACGACGAGATCGACAAGGAGTGGATCGCCGAGATCTTCGGCGTCATGGCCGCCGCCCGCAAGCACACCTTCCAGCTCCTCACCAAGCGCCACGGCCGCATGCGCAGCCTCCTCAACGACCCCGCCTTCGTCCACAAGGTCCGCCACCGCGCCCAAGGCAAGGGCCTCGCCATCAGCGACTTCACCTGGCCCCTGCCCAACCTGTGGCTCGGCGTCTCCGTCGAGAACCAGCAATGGGCCGACATTCGCATCCCCGCCCTCACCCAGACCCCGGCCGCAGTCCGCTTCCTGTCCTGCGAACCGCTCCTCGGCCCCGTATGGATCGACGAGCACATCTGGCAGACCTGCTCCTGCTGCGAGGGAGAGGGACACGACGAAGCCTGCGCCCCCTGCGCCGACGCCAACTGCGACAGCGGCCACATCCGCGCCTTGGACTGGGTGATCGTCGGTGGGGAGTCCGGCCGCAAAGCCCGTCCCATGCACCCCGACTGGGCCCGCTCCCTTCGCGACCAGTGCAAGCAGAGCCACGTCCCGTTCTTCTACAAGCAGCACGGAGAGTGGGCCGACCGCGTGCAGCTCACCAGCGACGCCAAGGCGACAGCCTCCACCTGGGACGAGAAGCGCGTCCGCTACGTCCATCCCGCCGACGGCCGCACCCAAAGCCACGGCGACTGGGACCACAACGACCACACCGAAGGCTGGGCATGCGTTCAGCGCGTCGGCAAGAAGAACGCCGGCCGCGAACTCGACGGCCGCACCCACGACGCCTTCCCGACGGAGACCGGGTGACCGAGGAAGAAGTGTCCTGCCTCGGCAAGACCCGCTTCTTCACCCGCCGAGCAGCCAAACGACGAGCAAACCAGATACGCCGCGAAGGAGGCCCCGCCTTCCGCCCGTACCCCTGCCGATACTGCGGCCTCCACCACGTAGGCCACCGACCCGGACACGCCACCTACATGCGAGGCGGCACACCCCTCCAGGAGCTCACCCAGTGACCACCACCGCCCCCGAGACGGCCACCGAAGCCACCTGGCAGCAGGTCGCCGAAATCGTCGCCTACGGGACCCCTGCCGGCCAGGGACAGATCAGCTTCCTCGGCAAAGGACGCGGAGCCAAACACACGAACGAGAAGGTCCTCAAGCCCTGGCGCCGCGACATCATCCTCGCCGCACGCCGAGCCACCGGAGCACACGGCTACACCGACCGAGCCGGCAACTGCTTCGTCTGCGGCGTGATCAAGAACCAACACGGCCTCTACGCCAACATCCCTACCGCCATCGACATCACCATCACCGTTTCCAAGCCCACGACCGCGCCCAAGCGCCGTCAGACCTGGCCCATCACCCGCTCCAGCACCGATATCGACCACCACGCCCGCGCCGTACTCGACTCCCTATCCGAGTCCGGAGTCATCAGGGACGACTCGCAGATCATCGAACTGACGATCCGCAAGGTCTACCCCGACGAACACCCTCAAGCCCTCTCCGAGCCCGGCGCGATCATCCGCCTCTACACCCTTCCCGGAGCCACCTCATGACCACGACGGACACGCCGACCCGCCACGCCAGGAATCGTGCCGCGCGACTGCTCACCCGCGACTACGACTGGCGAGACGACGCGAACTGCCGGACCACCGACCCGGAGATCTTCTTCCCGTCCGGGAGGGGCGGCCAGGTGGCGGAGATGGAGCGGCAGGCGAAGAAGGTCTGCGGACGCTGCCCGGTGCGGGAGGAGTGCTTGGACGCCGCGCTGGAAGACGGCGACTACACGGGTGTTCGGGGCGGGCTGACGGAGGCGGAGCGGCGCGGAATGATCCGCAACGGTCCGACCGCGTTCCTGCGTTGCCTGGAGGAACAGGATTACATCGAGGCCGAGGTGAACCGCGGCGTGCCGCGCCGGGTGGTGGCCGAGGAGATGGGCGTCTCGTACGAGATCGTCCGCCGGGCCGTGGACTTCTTCAAGGCGGAGCGCCAGGAGCTGACGGCATGAGCGAGTTGACGTTGGAGCAGCGCGGCGACATGGCACAGGCCCTGCTCCCCGAGGCCGCGGGCATGATCGTGGACGTGCACGAGGGGTCAGCGGACGACGTCAAGAAGCGTCTGTCCGGCCTGACCCGGCATGAGTTGGAGGGTATGGCTGTGCTTCTGGCGGCCCTCGCGGACCCGGAGAGGGGGGTGAGGGAGGCGCTGGCGTGGGTGAACTTCGATGAGAACGGCAACCGGATCAGCCCGTCGGAACAGTCCGGGGTGGAGAAGCCGTTGCGGGATGTCTCTCCGAAGCTGCGCCGGCAGTTGGCTGGTGTGGACGTGGTGGCGGTTCACCGGGCGCTGGCTGGTGCCGGGCAGCCGGTGCCGCTGACGGTCAGCGAGCGACGGATGGCGATCGAGGTTGGTCATCGGCGCGGCATGCCCCGGGCTGCGATTGCTCAGAGGCTGGGGATGACGGAGGACGCGGTGTCTCGGACGTGGGAGCGGGTGAAGGAGCGGGCTCGGAAGGCGGGGGATCCGGTCCCTGTGCGAGGGGATGGTGTGGACGCGGCGTGAGGCCGCGTGCGCGGTGTTAGGGGTCTGGCCTTCGGGTTGGGCCCCTTTTCTGTGGCCTGCCCCTCAGTCCTACGTATTGCGTACGCAATGGGATACCGCTAGGGTGGACACACCGCACCACACCACCACCCGGCCCAGGGGGACCTGTGATCGACAACCTCGGCTTCCACCTCGACTCCGACTTCCACACGGAACTCGCCGCACTCCGCAAGGAAATCGACTCCCTCACCCTCCTCGTCACCCAGGGCGCCTTCCACAGCTACGAGGCCGGCTGGAACACCCGCGCCCGCCTCGACGGCCTCCTCCACCAGGAGACGGTCCTGGCGCGCGAGGCCGCCATGGAGGACCAGCGAATCCAGCGCCTCGCCGACGCGGTGCAGCTCGTCGGGGACGCCGAACTCGGGTTCATCGCCTACGTCGCGTTCGGGCCGGCCGCCCTGCCCCTGGAAACCCTGTACGAGGTCCGCCTGATCGACTCGAACGGCTACACCGTCCCGGGCACGGTCCGCACGAACCTGCCCGCGTCCCGCCTCGACCGTGCGAAGACGCGACTGATGACCGTGGACGGACCCGAGTACGCCCGCCAGTTCGGCTACACGTGGCGCGGCTACCACGTCCAGGTCACCCCCTTCTAGACCCTCGGGCCTCCCCCCCCCCCCCGGGGGCCCCCCCC